ACAGTTCAAAGGTCCGGTGAATGGTTGCAGGTTGTCGAAAAACATGCGCATGTTCACCCGGTCACGCTTTTTTGCGACTATCAAGGCGGGAAATATATCACGCGTTACCACTAGGGATATCTTATATCCCTTTTTGTTGTGCCAAAAAATCAAGCGCGCAGCCGTTGGAGCTGTCGCAAGTTGTCCGGCTATAGTTCCGGGTGCTGTCGTACATTGACAAATTAACAAAAATATTCTATGATTTTATGATATACACATTTAAAGCCGTGTATTTGACGTTTTAAGGACTTTTATACGTGCTAGCGTGGATTTTATCGAGTGCGCTGTAATAAGTCATAAAATAAGCCGTTTACAATGCCTTGTGATATATCTGTAGAGGTTCAAGCCGTCAAGCCGTGGCAAGTTGTGCCGGGTGCAATATCTAACAAGTCAGGCGCACCAACTCATGGAAATTGTACGAATTTTCAGAAAAGTTCACTCAATTAAAGTGCGGTGTGAGTTCTTTGCAAGTTCTCGACAAGTTTTTGCAAAATTTTGCGAACGGATTTTTGAAATCGAAAAAGTCAAAGGTACGGGGGCACTTAATTCATCCTAAAATTTTTGGGAATTTGAATTTTGAATTGCCAAAAAATAAATGCTCTTGGCACTGTAGTCACTCTCTCCTAGCTTCTCAATCAATTTCTGCCGTGTCATTTCCGGATTAGTCCGGTGTATGTATTCTAATAGCCTGTCTATTTTATCCATAGTATCTATCACTCCTAGCTGCTCCAAGTATCATGTCAACAATGTCAAACACTTCATCCCCATATGTTGCTACAAAATCACACAATATCTCTTCCTGTTCGATAGGCAAATACACATCATAGGACATACAGATTGCGTGACATACTTCGTGTATCAGCACTTTGCGTTGCATAAATCCACGCAAGGCATTTGACAGATAAATTGTGTGTGCATTTCTATCAGTTACACCTAGCACAGAAACATTGTCTGACCGCTTTAATTCGCCTGAATTTGAATTTTTATATTGTACTTGCCACATTGTACCATTAACATTAATAAACATCTGTATGCTCCTTTCTGAATAAAGCAAAAGCCACTAACCGAATATCAGCTAGTGGCTTTTTACTAGAGAAAGTAGTGATTATCTATTTCTCCGCATTTCTTTTCCCCATTATAAAAATAAAAATCTTCGGCATCAAATTGAAATATGCCAAACAATGAGTTCTTGCTAGATAAATACTTTATTCCGTCTTTATCTATATAATATTGAGTGACCTCATTATCAATGGGGCTGATTATCAAATCTCCATTTTTAAGGTTGTTAAAAGTTCCTATTTTTTGTCTTTTCATGAATAGCCTCCGTTTTATCCAAAAGTAAATGTATTCCTCTTCTGATGGCTTCACCTTTTGTGAAATTGTGCTGTTCACAATAGGCTTTCAGCTTTCTTTCTGTTTCCTCATCAAGTCTGATACTAAATCTGCTTGATTTCGGATTGCCAACTTTAGGTCTGCCTGCTGGTGACATAAACATCGCTTCCTTTCTTGTCACACCTTTATTATATTTATGTCACACCATATTGTCAAGCATTATTTTAAAATATTTTTCACTAGCCAATATTCAGTTATCAATGTGCGAAAAACAGGCTATGAGCATTACTACCCATAGCCTTAATAATTACAGTTTTGACGCAAGATTGCTCATTTTTGTGCGTAAAAGGTTGCGTTCATCGGGTGTCATGTCATTCAGAAGCTCCGATATATCTCCACTTAATTCACGGATATACATATCAAGGGCTTTCATTTTATGCTCTTTGTCCTCTGTAGAAGCTCCTTTGTGCATTTCTTTTGTCTCGGTATAATGTCTCTTTGCCCTGTCATAATTGCTTTCACTCACATGTGGTGCAATCGGTTCAGAGTAGTACATCTTACCTTGGCTCTTATCCATGTCACGCATATACTCCATGTCGTTGTAGTTTACCGGCATGTGATAATATGGCGGTTCTTCATATCCCCTACGTGTTCCACGACCTTTAGGGGCAAATCTGCCATTTGCATAGCGATATTGGTCGTAATATCTTCTACCACTTTCTTCGCCATATTCTGCCTTAAGACTTCTTAGGAGTTCTTTGTCGTACTCTTCTTCCTCTTCATCAGCCTTTTTCATAGCCTTGGAAATTATTGAATGATACTCAGCTTCTGCAAGGTCTTTTATCATATCTACGACCTGTCCCATCTCGGAAGTGTCAACATTCTCAACGCCCTTTTCAAGCTCGTTGACAGCTTTCTCTGTAAGACACTCCTGCATTTTGTGTATTCTTTCAACGTGCATACTCTCGCCCCCCTAACCAATTCGATTTACTGTGATGTTAGCATTTGCAACACTGATAGCCTGTGCAGATGTATTCTTGACAGAAATTGCCTGACAGCATCCGCAAGGAAGCCATACATCTGTTGCCATAGACACATTGTTAAATGCTTCAACTGCTGTTGGTGTAGAGATTGCCAGTGTAGATAAGTCCGGCTCGCCCTCGACAGCAATAGCTAATGAAATTGCTCCTGCGGTTCCGCCTGTAGGAACTGCAATATTTCCGTTAAATTCTACTCTGTACTTTGCTTTGCAAGTGTTGGTAGCGCCTTTAAGGTTAATTAATCCGCTTCCTGTTCTGTGTGAAATATATCCTTTATTGCATACAGACGTTGGCGCATCTGTAAATAATACATTTCCGTTTACTGCAACTGTCTGTGTTGCAACATTTGAAAATTCAGCCATAATAAAATCCTCTCTTTCACAAAATAAGGGCAAACATTATAGTCTGCCCTTGGGTTATAAGTAATACTGCTTAGCAGACATAATCTCGACTAACTCTCGACTAAACTTGGACTAAACCTCGACTAAAAATGGTTTTTAATCAGTTTAGATTGAGTTAAACTCAATTAAGATACTCAATTATTCAGTTTTAGCAATTACAGCCGGTATTGCAACCGCAGCCATATGCATAACCATAAAGGTTAGAAGCTGGGAACGATGGAACCGGTGTAGGTCTTACTGCATCAATAATCTGATTTGTTTGTGCTGCCATTGTAGTAGTCAGAAGTGCGTTCTGTCTATCCTGTGAAGCTGCTCTTCTCAAATCGTTATTCTCTGCCTGTAAGGTTGCAATCTTGTCGTTTGTCAGGAAATCAAGGATGGCCCTCGTCCCTGCCTGCTGGCTGTCAATAATATCTCTTGTATTATTGTTCATTGTGTTTTGTAAAGCACAAGTGTTAGTTGCCATGTTGTAGTTTACACCTTGAATTGCTTCTCTTGTCTCGCAGCAGCAGTTAGCAAGCTGTGACTGTAAAGCATTGGTATTCTGCATATTAGCAACTGTATCAGCGTTTACCGCCTGTTGTATGCCATAGCCTGTCTGCATGATATTTGTGTTGATACCATTAAAGCCTGTAAGCATACTGTTGTTCATAGCATAAAATCCGTCACAAAGTCCGTTAGAAATGCCATCTAACTTGCTGACAACTGTCTGATTGTCAAAGCCTCTCTGAATTTCGCTTCCGACACCGCCATTAGTGCCACCGAAACCACCAAAGCCGTTGCCCCAGCCCCCAAATATCGCAAATACTACGATAAGGAACCAAAGCCATGAGCCGTCATTCCAGTTATTTCCGTTGTTTCCGTCCAAATTCGCCACGATGGGTACGCTTGGACAATTTCCTGTGTTGAACATCTGTTTTACCTCCAAAATTTATTTCATAAAGAGCCGTGCGCACGTTCTCTCATATGCTATATCCCAAAATTACCTTTAATCTGCTTCATTACATCATCAGGATTAATGCCTTTTTCCTTGCATAAGTTTCTTGCCATTTGCTCAATTCCCTTGCTGTTTCCGCTTTGAGCCATGCTCATTGCATTCTGAATCATTGGATTTCCCATTACGCGATTATTGCTCATTATCTGTTGCATTATTCCCATTACATTCATGCTTTTTCACTCTCCTTACTTTGTGTTCGTGGAGTTTTTCTTTGCGTTCCTAAAGATAATTGCTCAATTTTCTCTGATAGTTCGTTGAGCTTTGCCATAATACCCTCTGTGGCTTTCTCTGATAGGTCAAATTCAAGTTTTTCCGTGTCACCTGATAAAATATCTGTCTTATCATTTAAAACCGGCTTAAAAGTCAATGTGCGTATTGTTCCGTCAGCATTCCAACTCTTAGCGTATATCTCTGTTAAATCCTGTTTTGGGAAAAATGCCACACTGCCATCCATCGGCACCTCGTTGGGATTAATAGTCTCAACTGCCTGTACTACTCTGCCACTTATGCCTTGCGTTGGTTCGGGCTGTTGGTATCTCTGATAGCTCGCCATTGGGTTGTACTGATATGTTCCATAATTAGGTGTATAATTCATCATTGGTTGCTGATACGGCATGTTCATCTTTGTTTTCCTCCAAAACTTCCTCTATCGCTTTAATGACAAGGGATAATGTCATTAGGTCGATTTTTTGTAACTCACTTTTAGCAAATATTTTTTCTCTCACATCATCGTCAAACACAACATCATCTCCTTATGCCTAAATTGTGGCATAAAAAAAGAGAAGAGCATTTCCATGTTCTTCTCTAATTATTGTCATGCATAAGGTTTTTCCATGTACCATTCATGTACCAATAGTGTACCATTTTTTGTTTATTTATGTGAATATATAACGAATTATATAAAATTAAGATTTCATGTGAAACATCGTAAAATTGAGGTATGTTGCGGTTTGTGAGGATATAATGAACTATGTTAGATACCCCTCGTAGCAACGATGCCTAATTTCATTTTTGATTTTACCTATTCAAAAATCCATTGTTTAAGGGATTTTTGCCTTTCTATTTTTGATTTATGTACCAATTTTGTACCAATTTAATTGGATATACTATATTTTTGATTATTTTATATTACTTTGAGTGCTTCTGCCACTCTGTCCATTTCTAAGTTCTTTTGCTCGTCTGTCGTGTGAACGTAAAGGTTCATTGTGATACCTATGTTCGAGTGTCCTAATATTGTCTGCAAGGTTTTTGGAGTCATACCGGCTTCAATACATCTTGTTGCGAATGTATGTCTTAATACGTGCATTGAAAATCTCGGTATCTGTGCTCTGTCACACGCTTTGTAAATTCCGGTATCATATGTGCTGTTTTTCACAGGTGCCCCGGTCTTGCACAGAAACACTCTGTCTCTCCATTGAATGTCAATAAATTTGAATGAAGCATTTTTGGCTTTCTGCAATTTCAATAGCGATACGGCTTCATCAGTGAGTGGAATTGTCCTATATCCTGATTTGCTCTTAGGCGGTCCCTCTCGCCATTCACCTGTTGAATGTCTGTACTCTAAGCTCCTGACGATTTTGATTGTTTTGGCTTTAAAGTCTACATCTTCCCATTTAAGCCCCACAAGCTCGCCTGTCCTTAGCCCAGTCTGCAAGGCAAATCTGTATTGATACTCATATGATGTGCCTTTGATAGCTTCGCAGAATTTTTTCTGATTTTCAATCGTCAATGCTTCTTTCTTTGAGGATTCCTTACCTATGTCGGATTTCACCATGCGGTTGCACGGATTTTTGGGGATAATCTCGCTTTGATATGCATAGTCAAGCATGTTGTATAGCGCTATGCGCGTCTGATATATCGTTGCCGTTCTGTAATCCTCGTCAGCCATATTAGTCATTATCTTTTGACAGTGGAGCGTATTAACCTCTCGCAGTATCTTATTTCCGATAACAGGCTTTATGTTGCGTTTGTATCTCTCAGTGTAATTTCTTAGCGTGTTCGGTCTTACTGTGCGCTTCTTAACGCTTATCCAGTAGTCAAACCATGCATCAACCAACATGTCAGACGGAAAGTCGGGGTTGCTGTGCTCATCAGTGTACTGCTCATCGGCAAGCCACTTTTTGCACTCTTGCAGTTTAGCGAATAATTTCTGCACTCGCTTTCCACTCCTTGTCGTGTATCTGCCAACATAGTACTTGTCTTTTCTCTGACTAATGCCTCTACCTAGTTCTTTACCTTTCAAGTCCTTTCCCATATTAAATTTTCGCTCCTTTCACTTATGGAAAAGCCTTATGCAATTTATTATAATATCACATAAGGCTACATAAGTCCACATTTGATTATATCTCTATCGACTCTGCGATATACTTTTCAAACTCTTTTCGCTTGATTAATCGTCTCTTTCCGACATACATAACAAATTGGCACCTTGGGTTGTTTGTTATTTCTCGGAGCTTGTTCACTCCGATATTACTGTATTCCGCAGCTTCATCAATCGTCAGCGTTACTTTTTCCCATATTGGTACTTTGTTAATCATCGCCTGACTCCTTTCTATCTTTTCCTTAATGGTTGCCACTCTCCGGGAAGTGGTCGTTTTCGAGATTAATAATCTCTGTGATACTTCTTCAAGGCTTTTATCAGCAACTAGCAACTCAAAAACTTCCGCTTCCTCATTGGTGAAATTGGCATTTTTCATAATCTCTTCAAGTTCCGGCTTAGTAAGTTTTGAAAACTTCATAAGCCTATTATCTCCTATTCTTCGGTTTTGCTTGCACTGTGTATACAAGTATTTGAGTATCGGCATGAGCTGTTACACGGCTTGTTATCCTCATATACACATTGTCTTTCAATCGGCTCTATATCGCTTATAGTTCTGCTATTCATCTTATCATCACTTCCTTTTTATATTGCTCTGCCATATATTGTCCGTAGCTCATGCCCTTACTCTTAGCAATCTCGCAGATTTCCGCAAGTTTATTTTTCTTGGTGGGCTTTCTTTTGAGTCTTTTCTTTTCTCTGATTTTTCTTAATTCCGTAGCTCTCTGCTGTCTATGTGCTTCACAACACGTATTTTGGTTAGCTGCGGTCGGTGTAAATACCTTGCTACAGACTACACATTTAATTGGTTTGTAGTGTTCCATTGTTATCTCCTTGCTTGATATTCAGATTTTTAAACATAGCACACATAACATCTACCACTATCGAGTTGCCAAACTGCTTATACAACTGCGTATTGCTGTTTACTGCTGCCATTTTGTCAATATCTTCATCAGATACACCCATCAGCCGTCCACACTCTCTCGGTGTCAGTTTTCTGATACGATATTGAGGTTTTTCAAGTAATAAATTATCTTTCTGCACACTTGTCAAACAATTACTTGTGCCTTGTGTATTCGCTTCTAACCGCTGTTCTGTCGGACTTCCCGCAGTTCTATCTGACGGATTATCGGGATTTCTGCCACGCATAGCAACTATCTGACTTTCACACACCTTAATCTGTTGCGTACCACCGCCCTCAACTGTTGTGATATTAGGGCAAAGTGCATTTTCATCATATACTGTGTTTGATTGATGTTTGCCTGTACCATTATCCATAAATCCTAACTGCTTTGCTTCAAGTATTTTTGGCTCTTGATTACCGCCTTGCATTGTACTCAATGTTGGACTGCACCCCCCCACATCATAAATTCTGTTGGTACTCTCAAATTTTGATTCAAGAGAGCCTATTACATTTACATCTGCCATTACTTCAATCACTCCGCTACTTGTTTTATTGGCTCTTAGGGTAGGGCAAATCCCCCCTAAGTACCTTTTCGCCACCGAATTTTTTGCTTTCAAAAAGCGTTATTCCGATAGCATCTGTTAGTTTTTCCATTCAATCACTCCATTACTTCCATAATTATCAAGGCCTTTATAATCTCTTGCCCTAAGAGTTACGGCTACATCAATCTGTTTTTCTGCCGTCTCTCCCATATCCTTTAACAACCAAGTTTCCATCTGACCGCAAGTTTGATATTCCACAGTCATATCTTGCCTTGATACAGTTCGCAACTTCTCTCTGTTGTGGCTTATTGATTGTTCCGTCAACGCAAGTCTGTCTGTCTGTCTGTCTGTCTGTCTGTCAAGATTGTGTTGTGGTAATGTGCCGTTGTCAATAAGCTGTTTTATCAGCTTGTCAGTCTTTTCATTGTTAATGTAATACTTTTCATCTACATTATCCTCGAGATAGTCTTTTAACTTCTTTTTGAGTGGTATGGGCTGTGGGAAATGGTAATTGTACTCGCCCAGGAATGAAAACATAAAACATCTTTCACGATTTTGCGCTATACCATAATTTTTAGCGTTCAAGTCTTGATAGTAATTTGTGTAACCTAAGCTTTCAAGGAAATCTAGCCACTTCCTAAAATCGGGCATATTATCCTGGCTATGTACTTGTGGCACATTCTCCATGAATAAAATCTGTGGTAATTCTCCGTTACTATCTCTGATTTCTGTTAGTATTCTTTCAACTTCCCACAACAGACCGCTTCTTGTACCACTGCCCTTGGACATTCCAGCTTGTTTTCCGGCAACTGATAAATCCGTACAAGGGAATGAGTAAGTAAGTAAGTAAGTGAATGCATTTGTGTCGCAGATATTCAAATCTTCTGCATGAACCTTAGTTATATCCATTGTAGGAAAATCTGTGCCATGCACTGCGTTATAGCTTGCTATGGCATACTTATCAAACTCCACAACTCTGTGGTGCTCAAATTTAGCACCTATTCTCTTTAGTACCATTGCCTGACTTCCGTAGCCGGCAAATAATTCTATCAAGCGGATAGGCTTTGTAATGCTAATTGGTTCTCTTGTGAAGTCAAATATGCTCATTTGATTATCACAAGAGTAATTGTCAAAATTCATTTTCTCTTACCAAAAGGAAACCTCGGTTTTATGTCGCGACAACCTATTCCTCTCTGATAAATTAATTAATATTTAATATTTTCGCTGCACCACTGCTCTAGTATCTCATCATCGGCCTTATCTCGTCCACGGATGCCGTGCCACGCAAACGCTACCTCTGTCAGACCGATTATGCTGAACACTATGAGGGTAGTGTATACTACTGTTGTTGTGTCGGTCATGCTATCCCTCGCTTTCTAATAACTCCGGATTGTCAAAGACGTTTCCGACAACTTCATATTCAGTATCATATTCAAGCCTGTGCTTATAATATTTTTCGTTAGGAATTGTACATATAATTTCAAAATCTCCGAATGTTATGAGCACATTCCCCTTGCTATTATTTATTTTTACAATATCATTCTCCCAAATCAGCTTGCCGTTCTTATCTTTCAAGCCTGTGCATTGGCAGATTGTAGATGGGTCTACTTTGTACCATCCGTCTGTCTCTCCGCTAGAATAAAACATTGTGTTAGGTTCAAATATTAGATGAACTTCTTTGCCATACACATCTAAACCTTTTACATAATATCCTTGTACCCATTCTCCGTTATTAAGTCTTTTTGCCTTGTACAAGTATCTATCTTCCATTCTCTCTATCTCCTTTGCAAATTCCTCTATGCTCATGAACTGCGAAAGATAAACTTCCGGATTGTTTCATGTAACTTAACTTTTCCCCTGTCAGCTCACATTTGTGCTTACGTTCGTTTAAATATTTGCATGTTCCGTTACAATACATATCTTTGTCCTCTCCTATTCCGCTTCTGATTGAAGCCAATTTAACGTTAATGCCAGTTCTCTTTCTTTCCTATTGCATCTGAAAGCGCACCCATCCGAAAAGCTATCGCAATAATCGGCACAATTAAAGTTCGGACTGCTTGCAATACGTTTTGCCATTTCTTCATCCGACATATTCCTTATCCTGTCGGCATGGGTTGTTTTCACATAAACAAGTTCAAAACAATCATCACGCCATTTCAATACATTATCAATATTGAATGAGCTGTAACCTACCTGGTAATAATCTTCGCCGACTTTTTTGTACTTGATTTCGTAATATGGCTTGTTGTCTATCATCCTTACGATAATTTCCAGAGATGTAACTTTGTTTTTTGTATCATCATTTTCTGAAACTTTGCTATCACATCTGCAACAAGGCTCACTATCTCTTGGATTGCTGTTGTGCTGGCAGTTACAAGTGTGTGCCTTTTCTTTTGTGGCTAAGTCAAGATAATATTTCAAATCTTTTATCAAACTGATAGTTCCATAGAGTTGTTTTTCCTCAAGCATTTCAACAACTTCCGATATTCTTCTATCAAAGTCACGCTTGTTTACGTTTTCAAGGAATTTACTCATTTTTCTCCACCTCTCAATTCTTTCAGTTTCGCTCCGGCTTCTGTGAGGAATACTGTTTTACCAATGTTAGACAACGGAATCGTAAAATTTTTCTCACACTCTATGTAATTGCTATCCGGTCCGGTCTCCTCGTCTATCCATTCATATAACCATTTTTCTCTAACTGCAATCTTCATCCAATTCCTTTTTGCAAAGCGGAATGAAACAACTCGTGCTGGAAAATATAATGGAATCTTATTATCAATATCCTCATAACACTCCATATCTTCTATTGGGAGTATTGTGTTATCTACATAAACTGTATCTCCCACCTTGCAAGGCAACTTGATAAGTCTTCCCTGTTCCTCTAAGTCCTCATAATTGGCAAGTTTTTTAACCATATCTTCAACAATTCCGCAATCACAGTCCTTGGTAATGCATCCAATGCAATGCTTGCTATATGGAATTATTCTTCCTGTGTGAGAAATTTCTCCATAGTTTCTATTCGTTAATCTCTCCATTACTGCTCCTTTCTACCGACATGTAATAGCCAGCCAACGAAATGTAATACAAAGAATAATGGGTCTAGCACAAATGCAATTATAAATATCAATGTACAAGCAAAAATGTTAAAGTCTGTGCATTCATATATCTGCCTTGGAGTAACTGCAACATTATCATAGTCCCCAATCGTTGCAAAAAATATAACGATAATAAATATGATATAAAAAGCTAATATCATCATTTCCACTCCTCTCCTACCACACTGGGTAATAATTTCCTTTATCATCCGCAACCCAATAACCTGTGCTCCAAGTATCAGTTAATGGGTCGTATACTTTTCTGCCTTTAATCATGCTTTACTCCTTTCCCATAATCCGGCATGTGTTTGAGTCTCTCATATGCCTTATTGTCCCTATGTGTTTCCATGTAGGCTTTCTGCCTATCGTCTCTCATCTGCTTTATGTGAGCATTTTGAGTACTGTCGTTATCCCATGCGTAAGTCATTAATCAATCACCTTTATGTACCTTTCATCAACGTAATTAACTTCATCAGCAAGGCATTGTGCCACCTTCGGCAATGTCAGACCGAATTGATTAAATTTATACAGCGTGTCGATTAAGTCCCTAAATTCTGCGATAAACTCTTTAATTTCTCTAACCGGCAATTTAAACATCAATTTAAGTGCCGTACACGCTAAAACCATGTAGCTGTATGCCGTGTCATTTAAAAGCTGCCTCGTGTCGTTTATCGTAAGTGGATTATTTCTCTGATAAATTCTAATCAACTGCTGCATTGGGATTAAATTAATCTCTTTCTGTACATCAATGCCGTATCTGACTTTCAAAAGTTCAGCAAGCGTTTCAGTTTTCATTTCATTTTCGGTCTGTGCCCTTTCAAGGTACTCATTTATGGTTCTTTCAAGCCGTACAATGCGCTTATTGCCAAACCCATGATGTAAATACAGTACATAGTAACCCAAGTCCATAAAGTCTGTGAAAGACCGCCTTACGAGCTTTCTGCGGTTATTGCTGCTTTTCAGCGTAACTCTTTCGGATTTTGTCCATGTAAAATCCGGCTCTTTGTGCTTTTTCTTTGGTTTCAGTTTGTTGCTCATATTTTTTCATTCTTTCTTCAAGTTCTCGTCTCGTTCTGTTAAAACAGGCTTCTGTAGTTTCTTCTGCGACTTTTACAAGCTCTTTACCGCGCCACCGGATAGTTATTTTTGCTTCCTTGCTATTTGTTTTGTAAATCATTTGCAAGTCATATTTCCTTTGCAGTGGTCGGTAAAAATCGTAAAAATCTTTCAAGGTGTCCATTGTGGACTCCTCTCTTTTATTTTCTGCCGTGCCAAGTTTGCCTTTTCACAAGTTGCATTCTTAACGTTCTTCTGATAGTGCATTTCACAAACTTTATATCCGGGTTTTACCGGATTATCGCAGAAAAAACATAGTCCTTGTTCATATCTGCCGGTTCTTTCGGGCATTTTAACGTGTGCTCTTCTCATTGTTTCCCGGCAAAATGTGCAAGTGGTATGTCCCAGGTCTGCTTTCCTTTTGCGACAGCGTGTGCATATGCCATTTTTCTTGTCTTTTTCGTATCGTGCTTTTCGCCATACTTTTTGTCGCTCATTGTATTTTTCAACATCAGCAGCACGTATCTTTGACATGGCTTCGGCTGATTTTGCCCTACACTCAACACAGCTTTTTTCGTCACCATACAGCAAGTTCTTGCCACATCTAGGGCAAACACCAACTGCCTGTAATCTTTTATAAAGTTCTCGGCCATATGCTGTGCGTTTGCTGTTACATGCCGTACAAACCACGCCTTCTCTATCAAGCGGCTTTCCGCAAAGCACGCAAAGGTTACTAGCCTTTCGTTCTTCATATCTCTGCCTAGAATACTTGTCTTTTATCATTTTTTGCTAGGAGTAAAGCCAGCTTTAATTGTGCGCACAAACCTCTTTCCTCCTATCTTTTCATCTGCTCGATACGTTCCTTAATTTCTTCTGGCATTGGAATGCCTTTAATCGGCTTATTTTGGCTTTCTTTATCTTCAAGCGATAATTTTATCGTCTGTTGATTTTTAGAGCCGATTTGAGCCGAATACGAGCTTCTATTGGTATTTTCAATCAATGCCTTTATATCCTTTGGCATTTTTTGATATTCCTTTGCTCGATTAACAACCGCCCTGTAAGTTCTCATAAAATTTGACTGTACTACGTTTTCAATGCTGTTTATGTCCGTCAGTGCCCAGTTTCTAAGATTATCAGGACTCCCGACAGCCTTTTGTACGAGTGGTGGTAACTTATTAAATTCTTCAACTGCACCATAATAGCCATTCCGCAGTGCCTTGCTGACAAGCAACCATGCTTCCATTTCGTTAAGCTCCTGTGGGGATTGAACCTCATGCAGTTTGTTAATTAGCTGTCCGATGCTCGGTGCAAATCCGCTTGTATCGGAAAAAACATATGCTTTAAGTGCAACTGATACTTGTTCATAAGTGCAATTTTCCAACATCATATTCCATACATCTACTGTCTCTGATAAATTGCTCGGCTTGTAATTGGGGTAGCAATCGCACATTATACGAATGATTTTAACTGCCTCGTCTCTTGTCAAGAATCGCCACCCACCTTTAGATGTTCTGCAATTTCCTCAATAAGATTGTTTTCCATTGTTGTCTTTGATTTAAATAATTTCACAACATCGTCAACAGCTTCATTGTAGCCAACTGTATATCCGTGGTTATATCCGGCTTGCCTGTTTTCGTTTAACATCTGTGCTTCATTGTGCTTAAACAGCCTTGCCTCATCTTTGGTCAGCCACTTTATCCATTTACCGCACTTATTGCAATACAGACCTACTTGTGTACCTTTTTCCTCGATAAACCCATTCACAATTCCACATTTATTACAAGTTACTGTCATTTATTATCACTCCTTTACACATTGTCCCAATCAATGGTGCCTTTGTTAGCTGAATGTGGCTCATTGTCCTTTAGTGCAAATAGCCCTTGCCAACAATGGTCTACTGACTGATTAAGAATTTTAACAGCTAAATCATTATCGCCCTTTGAAAGTCTCTCGATAGTGTTCATAGCTCGGTGTAATGCCATTTCAGTGCATATTGGCTTTTTGATTTTCTTTCGCATTGTCAGATATTCCTGAAAAGCACTCTCCAGCATTTCATCATCAGGGTAGTAGACAGTTTTCTTTTTAGATATTGATTTATCAATATCTTTTTCTTTACTATCCTTAACTATACTATTCTTATCTATACTTACCTTACCTATACTATCCTGTGGCAGACAAGTGGCAACCACTTGGCAACCATCTGGCAACCCATTGGCAACCACACGGCAACCATCGTCAGAAAATGTGTATGCGCCATTGGATTTTATCTTTAATTTTGCCAATTCTTCCTTAAAATTCGTTGGTGTATACCGGTCTTTTCTCAAAGCGTTTGCCATGCGCCAATGCTTAATTACAATCACACCATTATCAAACTGATAAATGTATCTTTTTTCCAATAGCTGTTGTAAATCAGCTACACTTGCGTGAGCTTTGAACATGGAAACTGATACCTGATTGCAAAATCCGTCATCATCAGCAGACATAGATAAATGCAAATATAAGGCTTGCGCACTTGATGATAAAGCCATGAAATTATCATCATCAGTGACTTTTTTTGTGAACATTCTACGTTCTGCCATTTAATTAATCTCCTATTTTCCTCAAGTTTCGGTTGATGTATTTTAATCTTTTCCCTCGTGGTTTATATTGTTATACCTTTTTCTCAACGTGTTCTGCACCTTATTCATACCCTTGAAACCACCGATAATAAAAGCTATTTCTGCTCTATTTTCCGTTGCCTTTGTTTCCGCTTCCATATCGTGTAGTCCGTACTCTACCTGAATAATTTCATTTGCAGTAATTCTTTTCAGAATTTCATCACATTTCTTCTTGCTTAAAAACTTCACTCTGTTTTACTCCTTTCAACAAATTTCAGTTTGCCTGTTCAATTTCTACATCAACATCAATATGCAATCTTTTTTTCTTTCCTGTATTAACATCAATACAGGAAACATACCCATTTGTACTCTCCAACAAATGTCCTACTTTGTAAATATCACCCTCAAATCTGAACACATCTCCTTTTCTTAAAAATCCTATCTGCGTAATCATATATCTACCTCCATAAATCCTAATTTATCTTTACATCAAATTCTCTTTTGATTTCAGGATATCTACCAAATTAATGTATAGACAATTCCTTTGCCTGTTGTTGTTATATCAAGTGTTATCTCGGTAGTGCCTTTTTCTTTTAAGTTTTGGATAAAATTATTTACTTTGCCTGTTCTTTTCTCTTACCAGGCTGGCATCCTTTCTAAATTTCAGTTTACAACATTAAACACTTTTCTTCTGTAAGTTTGCCACAACTCTGCAACCATAAAGTTCTAACAAATCATGTAAATCAAACTCTTCTAATTCATTCTCATCAGCGATTTTATCGCTATGCACAAGAATCTCATCATCCATCTCGGCTGCACGAATTATCTGCCTAAGAATACTTAACATAGTATCTACTGCATACTCAAAACCTTTAAGATTATCTTCGTTCATACCACCTGTAAGAGTGTCTTTCATTTTATTCATCTGTTCCTCTAAAAACTTCGGAATATTACAAGCTGTAAACATCATTTCTTCATTCATAATTTCTTTTTACTCCTTCAGCATTATCCTTTATGCTATCAAATGTGTCTTCCCATACACCGCAAAATTCTTCGCAGAATCCTTTTAAACCATAGAAAATACTTACCGGCACTGACATAACAATCAAAAATATGTTTCTTAAAATATCATGCTTTAACATAAATATAATTATTTTCTTTTTCATGTCACCTCTCCTAAACGCTGCTTAATTCGTCTAATAACTCATTCATCATCTTTGCAGATATATCAACATGCATATTTGCAATGATTTTTGTTTTCAAATCTTCTATCGCTGCTTCATATCAACGCTTATATCCAATGTTATAACAATTCTCAGCAGTTGATTTTATTTCTTCTAAGTGTTGTGATTTATCCATAATTGCCGCCTTTCTTTTCATTTACTCAACGTCCTTATATGAATCTGCATTAATAAGCTCCATAAATTTATCTAGTTGCTTCTGTGACACCTTATTGCCCTGTTTATCCTCTCTGAGCGTCACAACAAGGTGTTTTTCGATGATATGCGATAATTCCCTTGCGAGGTTCTTTCTACCTTGCTGTACGCCCTGCAGATAGCCCTTAGGCGCTTTTCTCTCGCCTATTGAACCACTAGCACGATTTTCTCCTTGACCGCCTAAACTGACATTCCTAAGCTGATAACCTTTATCAGCATATAGCTTGATGTAATATTTCTCTTTCTCGTCAAGTTGACTTTCGGGAAAATTCAGAAATTCGACTCGCCAACCATAAGGATTTTTCTCTTTGTCATACAGCTTATGTTTGCGTAAACTAAGGTCTATGTGCTGTTGATATCCTACAAGGTGGCTTGCCAATCTGCTAAGTGTATGTACCGCCTGTCCGATATAAGCATACTTAAAACCGTTTTCATCTTCTCGGAGTAGGAAGTAAATCCCACTCCTGTCATTCAGCTTTGGATTCAGCTTCAATAGTCGCTTTTTGTTTTCCTGTTCTATCGCCTTGGCTCTTGCTATGTTCTGATAATTCAAGCGTTACCACCTGCCTTTACTATCTCGATTGCCTTATCAATCCACTTAACATCAGCGTTCATATTCTCATATAGCATATAAGCCTTAGTTTCTTTCAACTGTTCCACAACAGCATCTACATCATAGGCGGTCGGATATTTATCCAGTAATAGCAATACTGCATTTGTATTTACTAAAGTTCCATTACTTAAAGTAACCGATTTTAAATCTTTCTTTAGTGTGTCTACGTCAATCAATCTCATTCTTCCACCTCTTTAGTTAAATGGTAATTCCCCGTCAATAACATCAGGAATTGACATAAAGCCATCTGAATCAGTACTTGGACTGTTTCTACCTATAATTCCATTACTATTGTTCTGTTGATTGGCACGGCTTTCGCAAAATTCGTGTCTTTCAACTACGCAATCATTAGTGTAGATTTTTCGTCCATCCTTGTTAGTGCAGTTGCCGGTCTGCCATCTGCCCTCAATGATAATCTTAGTTCCTTGGTGCAAATACTTCTCTGCAAATTCTCCGTTCTTGCCAAATGCGATACAGCTAATAAAGTCTGCTGCCTGTTCGCCCTCTTTCTTAAAAGTTCTGTCAACAGCTAATGTATACCTTGCTACCGCCATACTTCCGTTTGCTGTCTGTGAATATCTAACATCAGCATCCCTAACAACTCTCCCCGAAATTATCACTTTATTCATATTTTTTCCTCTTGCTTTCTGAAATTCGTTTTCTAGTTTCTTCACTTCTTTTTTGCCCTGTATGATGATATATTGTGTGTGCTGAATTTGTCATCATACATAAATTTTCAATTCTGTTATCATTTTTTATCCCGTTCAAATGATGTATGCAACAATTTCGTGGCACTTCTATTCCTGTGGCTTTTTCATAAACTACGATATGTTCCATAACGTACCCGCCTTTATCTGCTCTTTTATGTTCCGGCATTAATATTTGTATATATCCTTTGCTTGTTCTCCTAACACCGCCATTCCAATTACTAGCATTTTTACCACTTTTAGCCTTTGACCTGTTCAAAAACTTAATTTCTTCATCTCTCTTTAAGTTAAGCGAATAAGCTTTTTTATAGATTGCCAAAAATGTTTTATTAGGAAATAAGGCAATTAATTCATCATTTGTTGAGCAAGAATATTTATCTTTTAATAAAAGGACTTCCTCCTCGCTCCATTTGAAATTCATAGTCATTATCTCCTTTCTAAAAAGGACACTCATTAGGATTGGCAAGTAGCCATTCCTTGTTCCGCTCCGCAACATCCACATTTGCCCCATAAGCGACTTTTTTCATCTTCTCGATGAAACTATCTCTATCAGAATTTTCACTTGATAGATGGCACATTATGACATTCTGCAAGCTATCTGAATAATTTGCCTTAACAAAATCGCAAGCTGTGTCAATGGATAAGTGACCTCTGAAAACGTGATTAGCTTTGCCTGTGTTGTCTCTGTCGATTAAATCCTTGTCATAATTCACGCCTAAAAGAATGTGGTTTATGTCTCTAAACTTCCACTTGACAACCTCACAATCTGTTATGTAAAGCATTCTCCCCATTTCCTTGTGAGTAATCAGAAAGCCATATATCGGGCAAGGCTCGCCATTTGCGTCTGTGTGTGTCCAATTTCCGTCTATTGTTGTTAAATCAAAGGGTTTCACTGTAAATTCGCCCATATTCATTGATTTACGGCTATCGCCTAAATATGGGGCAAGTATTGGTATTCCCATTGGCTTAAAATCGTTTACTGACTTGCTATGGTCTAGGGTAGGTGGGTGTGACTTATAATCACACCCTTTATCCCCCTTATGCTCCAATCTAAGCCTTTTTTAATCTCCTTAATCGGTATTCCACAATCAAGGATAAGTGTTTCTTCGCTGTTGGAAGTTAGCAGATAGCAATTTCCGGCTGACGATGAGCCTAAACATTTAAGTTTCATCTTCGTCACCACCTTTGGACTCGTTTAAATATTTGACACGCAATTCATAAACAGTTTTGCAAAGGGTATTACAAATTTCATTGGCAATTTCCCCTTCGTTTGCTAAGTGTCGAACATAACTCTTACCACAAATATAGCAAGTGAGTTTTCTTATAAGTTCCCACATAGACCACGAAGTAATACTGTCAATAACCGTTCTCATCAATCCGTCTTGCCTTTTTCCGTCAACAGTTCTCTTGACAAACCAATATTCTCTTGGTTCTTTAAGCGTTGTGGCAACATCTTCTCTTATCACTTTACCCTTTAGTGATTTTTCCACTTCTTCAAGGATTTCCGATTTTAACTCTTCTTTTTCTTTCTCTGTCATAAGGTCACACCTCAATTTCATCATCCTGTGGGAACTGAAAGACAGCATTGTTAATAAAATCTACTTTTGACGGCTGATTTTCTGTTTGCACCATAATGCCGCACTTCTTTAATCTTTCAAATTCCTTTGCCACATCGTCTGAAATATCAACATTCTGCATTACGATAGGCATACCGATATATGCTTCTCTCAACATTTCCATAGCCTTAATTGCCTTTGCTTTACTCGAGTATCTACCGATTATTGAAACCTCACTGTCTCCAACAGGTTGTATTGCTATGGCATTTTCAATTCTTCCGTAAATAAAAATCGTACTCATTTCATACGAAAAATCCATTGTTCCGTCCTGTGAAATCGCCCTCATGTTAATCCTCCTCACTCTGCATAAATGGCGGCAGCTCCTCTGACTGCTTGTCGGCTGTGTCGGTCGGCTCTACATCAATTATGTTGTCCTCGTCAAAATCTACACTATTTGCGTTTTCTTTGATTTCATCAGCAACAACCTTTTCTGTATCAAGTTTTACATCTGATACATTTTGAAATTCCTCTTGTGCATATAAGCCTTGAAATCTATCTGGAAATGCTTCTCTTAAGGCCTGTACAACAGCTACTTTTCTAATCATTGTGGCTGGCTTTTTCGCCCATTGGCTATTAAGCGAACCATCTTTTTTTCTTCCTGCATACTCATCAAAACCTACTGACTGATACTCATCCTCTTTTCCGTCAATAAAGATTTTCGCCCAGCCGCCTACGATAGTTTCGTTAGGTAAAACCATTGTTCCCTCTCGTTCTTCAACGGCTCCGTCCTTTTTAATTACAATAATTCCTGCTTTCTTTCCCTTATATCGTGGGTCTGCATTGGCTCTCTTTGTAAAAACGTCTTTTCCAGTAACTATTGTGGCTGGGTCGTTGCTTCCATACTTAATAAGGTATGCTTCTCTCAAAAACGGATTTAAGTGCTGGTATCTGCATAATGACATAAACATCATTACTTCTCCGTCAGATACATTGCCGCCACCGCTTACAAGGTATCTTTTTATCATTGTTGGAGAAATTTTTACCATTTCCCCATTTGATTCATACTCAACTATCTGTGTATTCTCTGCCATAATTAATCCTCCTAAATCTCATTAAAAACCTGAACCGCAAACAGTTCATTAGGTGTCTGCTTGAATAAAACTCCGTCAGATATGACTGTATACATATATCCGTCATACTTAAGCTCTACAGTATGTTTCTTCCCACCCATATAATAATTTCTCTTCTTAATACTCATGCCTATACCTCCTATAATCCAAGTAACTTTTTGAGCATTTCTCTTGCTCTCTCGGCTTCATCTTTCACCTGTTCCTCGCTTTTATCAGCAAGTCTAATTACCATTTTGTACTCTTCCTCTGAAAGTTCCTCTTTAAGTGCGTGTAAAACAGTAACTGCCTCTGCCATAATATTGCTTCTTGTACCTCTAAATGTAACTTCTCCGTCTTTTGCTTTAATCATTTCTATGCCTCCATATTTTCAATCACAAGTTCTTTGTCCTGTGTATGCTTTAACAGAATCAGTTGGTTATCAATCTGTGGTATTCTCCAATCGTCAACGCTTTCTGTATCATCAATGATAATTGGAAAATTAACGTTTGCCACTTTCTGAAAAGCTCTGCATATGTCAACTTCTGTCAGCATCCTCGCACCATGATTGAGGTTTCTAGCGTATGCTTCGCCATTGTATACAAAGTCGCAGCACTCCTCGGTATCACCATTTAAGAGCGGTCTAAACAGCTTTGCTGTGGCAAAATCCAAGTACTTATTTACATCGGCCTGTAAAAGCTCATTCTTCTTTCGAGTAAACTCTTTCAGCAAATCAAGCTTTCTTTCCCAATCGGCAATTTCTTGATTGAGGTCTTTTCTCTTATCTTCAAGGTCGGCTATGCTATCGTCTATACGCTTGTTATTCGCCACACCAAGTTCAATCTTTGTATCAACTGATGAAACTTGCCTTAACAGTTCGTTTCGCTCGTTTTTGAGCTTTCTGATAAGTTCCGATGTATCGTTTTCATCGGCAAGAGCTTTCTCTTTTTCCTCGATTTTAGCTTGAAGTGCCTGATACTCACTGTTGCCTGTCATATCAATATCAGTAGGTACCATTCCAAGCTCTTTAGCGATGTTATCACGTTCAAACTCGTTAGCAACAGTATCACGCTTTTCTGTCAGCTCCTTAAGTTCTGCTTCAAGGTCAGCTATTTCTTTCTTCTTGTCCTCAATAGCCTGTTTAAGTTCCTTGCTATCGCTTGATAATGAATTGCCCTTGTCCTCAAGCTCTTTAAGCTTCTTCAATTTTTTATCACTAAAATCAGTTCTCAAACTCTCTATTGTATCTTCCGGCAATCTCTGACCGCACATCGGACAAATAACACTGCTTTCATCAAAGGAAAGTGCCTTTGCTTTTTTCCAATCAGCACGTACCTTTGCTAAGTCTATTGCGCAATCTCCAATCTCTCTTTCAGAGGTTTTAATGCTAGCCTTTCCGGTTCTTATCATTGACTCTGTTTTGTGAATTGAAGCATTAAAATCATCAATCTGTAGCTGTAGCTCCATGCGCTTTTTCTGATTATCAGCATTGGCTTTTCTCTCCATATCTGAAAGCTCAAATTTAAGGTTCATAATGTCCTCTGTAGCTTTCTGCTTATCCTCTAAAATCTTGTTGTAGTCGGACAGCTTATCTTCAATTTCCTTAAGCTGTGGCTCATAGGTTTTCTTCTGCAATTCAAGCTCTGCAAGGTCTGTATACTCATTGGTGGAATGAATTGTATCAATCCTTGTTGAGATTTCGTCTCTTTCCTTGACAAGTCCTTTTGAGCCATTCCTACCGCCTGTGCCGTTTAGCTTGCCACGGCATACTTTTTTGAGCTGGTCCACATCGCCATCGTCAAACATCGGCTTAAGTTCAGCAAACTGTGGAAACATATCGCAGATTTCGGGATTTTTGTGTGTGCCAAAAAAAGTTGAAAGTGCTATTCTTTGATTCGTTGGCGATTTAAGCAACAGTGTCATAGCGTTAAGACAAAATGGCAATATCTTGAGGTTTGCGATATTATCATTAATAAACTCGTTGTATTCAACCATTTTGTATGTAACATCATTGACATAATAATCTGTGTGTCCCGAACAAACTTCGCCGTCCTTATTTCTTCCTTGTCTTGTGATTTTTTTCAAAGTCTTTGCTTTTCCGTCAATCTCAAAAGTGACAGCTCTTACAATGTCAACATCGTCAATCTCAACTCCGTTTTCATCATGCGGTCTTATGCCTGTAATCTCTCTGTCGTTCTCGTCGTGACAATTCAGCACATCAAGAATAATTCTCTTGACTGTTGATTTGCCGACTTCATTCTGACCGGATAGCACAGTTTTCATTGAAAAATCTGCGTCTAATGTGTTTTTGCCGTAGAATTTGCAAAAATTCTGTGCAAAAATATGTACAATTCTCATTGTGTTTCCTCTCTTTCTATTTGTTTATGGTTTTTAGAATCAAATTTCCGTGTAGGCTTGATTTTTTAACAACTCTCAGATATGAGTCTGATTCCGATACAAAAAGCCACTCGCTCGCCACGTAATGAGCTTTGTTGAGCAACGACTTCTGCTCTCTCGTTAATGGCTTCAATCTGTATCTTGTATCGCCTAGCCTAATTCGTCTTACATTGTCGCTCATTTAGCTTCTCCATTTCTTTGTCCAACAGCGCTTGAAAGTCAAACGATTTGTTTTTGTGCCGTTTAGCTCGATATAATTCTTGTAGGTAATCGTTAGCACTCTGACGCTTCAATTGGCTACCAATCGCAGTAGATGTCAAGATTTCCATTTCCGCTCCCCTCATCATATACAATCCCTTGTATGCCAACAGGAGTATCAACCACAACTCCATGTGGTAAATCATCACTTGCAATCACAACGTACTCGTTTTCATCTACAACAAGTCCATGCTCATTTAAATGTCTGCCTGGAATATTAAGTCCACCTCCAGGTAACACTCTCTGCGAGTACCACGTATAAGTGCAATCGCCATATCTGACTCGCCCTAGTTTCTTAAACCGGCTACAACTGTATTTCTTACGGCAAGTTGGAACTGTTGGCTCTATATAGGTCTGCTCAACTACAACCGGCTCATTCTGAACTACTGTTGGCTCAATCTTTCCTAGCATTACGCTATTAATATAGGAAGAAACACCAGCCGTCAGCTCAACTTTGCTATCTGCTTTCGCTGCTATTGGCTTTAAGGTCATAGTTCCAATTATTAAAGTCGATAACATCAATATCCTTTTTCTTCTCATGCGGTTCACCTTCCTCTATGAGACATATTGCAATCAGTATCAGCCAAAATACTGTTACGATTGCTCCAACGATGATACTTGCTGTCTTAATTCCGTATGCCACCGATAATCCAAGGAAAAATGCAAATGCTAATCCTCCGAAAATCAAATAGCCACAGCCGGTATAGAATTTTTCTTTTAAAGTTCTTTTTCTCATACAATTACCTCACTATGCAAAACTCTGTTGAGCGTTTGCATCATGAATAAGCTCATCAAGATACTTAGGTACGACATAGCAATCAATGAACTCATGCACATCGTCTATATACTTCCTCTTGATACTCTTATAAGTAGATACGCAACCATACTCACGCTTTAACTGTGTCCATATGTCAGAAAATGTCTTGTGCCTGATACTGTTATCCCTGTATGCTTCGCTCTGCTTGCCACCAAGGATATTTACAACTCTGCGCTTAACATGCTGTTGTATCTCGTCAATATCGCAACTGTAAAGTGGTACGTTTTCCTTAAGCTCACTCACATCGTCTTTGATGTCGTTTACTTTCTGCTCCAATTCTGTGTAGCCCTGTGCCAAAAGCTGTATCTGACCACCTGTTGTCTTTGGCATACCATAACTGCCTGTTTTTCTGATTGACGGAAGTACCTCATCCATTACCCACCGCTCAAATTTCTCTGCGCTAGGCAATTTTGATTTCATAATAAGTCGGTATAAATCTCCCTCATTTATGTATGACATGGATTGCACTCCACTAGATGTAGGGGTGTCGCGTTTCACGACTCCCTTGCAATGCCTAGAAACTGCATCCCTCGGTGTCGCATACCCAAGTGCGGTTGCCACATCCGTTGCTACGAAATATGGCTTTCCGTCAATTTCTGTCATTCGGACTTCTCCGAACTCTTCATTGTTGAAAATCTGTAAATCGTTCATGTTTTCTCCTTTCTGTGTTATAATCCTCTTATTCTAAATAAGAAAAGAGGTGAAAAAATATGTTTCTAAAATTTCAAATAACTTGTACTTGTCACAATAGATATACTGTTAATGAAGATATATCTGCTGACAAGATTATTTGTCCTAACTGTGGTAAAGAATATCCTAGTTCTGCCAAACTTCTTGATATTCTTAATACTGCCAAAGAAATCCCTAATGGTAACTCAATGTCAGAGGAATTTCCGATAAGGGTTATTTCGGAGAATGAAGATATGAATACGACTCTACATTAATCTTCATATACTCTAAGAAACCCTTGATTTGTGAAACGGACAGATTGTGTTCAGCAAGTATTTTTTTTACTTCCCTTGCCATTTCGGCACATTCCTGTCCGTTTCCTCTCATAAACGTCATGAAGTTTTCGCCATCTATGTCGTTTCCAAGTTTTTGATTTAACATAGGTATTAATTCCATTCGTTACTCCTTTCTCTCTACTCAATAAAATAAGAAACTTCTACACCAAAATAATTAGCAATCTTAATTAGCTTGTCTGTTTTTGGCATTGATTTTCCTGACTTCCAATCCGAAAAAGTACTCCGTGCCATTCCAAGCTCTTCCGACAGTTTGTAAAACGAAACGTTTCTAGCTTTTATGAGCGTGTCAAGTTTTTTAAAACTCGCCTGTCGTTTTTTCTTATTCAATTTCCCATCTCCTTTCTTGACAATAGTTAGGAAATCCGTTACAATAAAAAGCGCCATATTAGGCAAAATACGCTAGGAGGTAAAAACCTTGAAAGCAATTTTGATTTTGCCTGTTCCATATTTGCGAGGTCGCATTTAAAATGTAGCAATCGGTGTAGCGCATTTTGGGCAGTAAAGCTCGATAAAAAATCATGGCTGGCATTTCCGGTAATATGCCGTGCTACGCTAGATACTCCTCTCAATCCGTCAGCTAATGGCGATTAAACTGCTGAACTTAAACTGCATAAGTGACGGAACATTTAAAGAAGCATTGTGTAGTACCAATGCGTTGAAAGACTTCAAAATGTATATGGTATAAAAAATATTGGAGGTCACTATGCAATACAAACCAAATTACCCAAATATGGATAAATTATTTCCGCAACACAAAATTCCTAAAATTGAATCACCTACATATGAAAAAGGCAAATCCCCAATTGAGCTCTTAGAAAGCCAGTCTGCTTACCTTGAAAAGACAAGCAAGGAACTTCACGATATGGCTCAATGTGCTAAATCTCAAGCTGATTCCGCAAAAGAGATTGCTGAAAGTTCTAAAACGCAAGCTGAACTAGCTATTAAAGAATCTCAAAAAGCTAGTAAAGCATCTGTCACTTCTGCGGTACGGGCAAACATATCTACGATAGTTTCAGTATTATCTTTAATTCTTTCTGTTTTTATTAATGCAGATAAGATAATAAAGACTGTGCAAAGCTTTCTATCTTATCTATCCCAGTTAGGACATTGATTAATATTGAAAGAATTCCACAGACAATCGCTATGTTTGACATGGTGTTTGCCTTTTTACAATTTCCCATTATCTCTTCACAAGTTTTATGAATGTCGTTTGTATCCACCTCTTCATCTCCTTTCCTAAGTTTAACTCCATTTAACTTTTCAGTTAAAAAAATAAGTGCCATACTCTGCCTGTGGAATATCCAATACAGCTCCCCAGTTAAGCATATCAGTCTGTGAAAAACCCACATCGCAATTCAACTTCCTTGATACACTATTCTGTGATAAGCCTATTTTATCGGCAAACTTGGCTTGACTGCCACACTTTTCAATTATTCGTCCTCTTAGTTTGTCATATCTATATGGCATTTGCTTTACCTCCTTTCTTTAACACACACTTAGTTTAACACTGTTTAACTTGAATGTCAACACAAAAGTTTGATAAAGTTTAACTTTTTTGTTGAAAGTTTAACATCTTTGTGTTATGATTGATTTATCAAATAGGAAAGGAGTGAAATGAAGTGAAAAACGAAATTACTGCTTTAAGATTAAAAGAAGCGTTATCCGATTTGGATATGAAGCCTCAAGAACTGGCCGACAGGTCCGGTGTGAGCAAAGCTTCTATTAGTCAATATCTTAGTGGCTCTCATGCACCATCTAATATAAGCAGTGGTAAAATGGGTAAGATTTTAAGAGTCGAGCCTATGTGGTTAATGGGATTTGACGTTTCTAAGAAAAAAGAGTCAACTCCCGATATGGCAAAAGAGGATTTTAAATTGTTAGAAAAGTTTTCTTTACTAGACAATAGAGATAAGGAAACGATTTTAAGCATGATTGACGTTATGTTATCTCGAAAAGAAAAAAGTGAGGACTAGCCCCACTTTTCCAAAAAAAGTTTTATGAATGTATGCAGGTACCCCAAAGTGCCTGCATCTTCTATTTTTTCAATCATCTGTATTATTTCTTTCTTGTAATCCATTTTTAAAACCCCACTTTCTAAAACCAATTATAGAACATATGCTTGTAGGCGCCAATACAAAATAGGGCGATAGACCGCCAATTAGCCTACCGCCCTACCGAAACTTGAAGAGTTCTCTTGTTTGAGAACATCATTACTGTATCACTTTAAAGTGTTTTATTTTGTCGAATATTGACAATAGGGATTGTAAAGAGTAAAATAGCAAAAAAGAACTAGAAAGGGGATTTTTTATATGAAAAGATATAGAGAATACTGCATTAACAATCATTATGTTAATATTGGCGATTTAGATAAGTATTATCAAGGCAATATGGAAATGGTTTGTAGACACATCGAGAGTAACTATCTCGTTGACCGCAAAACTTCAAGCTATTATGTAAATTTATACATACAAGATAAGCCGTTTAAAAAGAAAGATTCTGTATTAAGCACAATAGCTATTTGCTTTTGCCTACCGCTTGTACTATGCGCACCGCTTTTTCTCGATGTAATATGTATCATAACAGCACTGATACTTGCTATCATTGATTTAGCTCTTAAGAGTTCAGAACAAATTCCAAGGCGCCATGTAGGTTCGATTGTTGCTATTGTGATATGTGTTCTTTCTGCTTTAGGATTGATTTTTGTAGACCATTCAAGTACTGATACCGCTAAAAGTGACAAGAAGTCCAATAATCAAATTGAGAGTGAAATAGAAGCCGAGACAGAGGGTAATTCCTCGCAAGATTATCAAAGGATTGAAGCTCGTGTCGGAGAGGGAATAACTTATCAAGACAACATAAATGTAGCTTTAACTGATTTTTATGAAAATACGAATTATGATTACGAAAAGCCTAAAAGCGGATATAAATATGTTACTTTTAGCTTTCAAGTGGTAAATAATAGTGATGAAACATTTAGTTTTTCTTATACTAATGCAACTGGATATGCTGATAACGTGCAAGTCGAAAACAAGCTTTATTTGACTGACAGCTCTTCGATTTTAGAGCTTTCGCCGGGCAGAACTGGAAATGTCGATATATCGTTTGAAGTTCCAACAAACGCGCAAAGTATTGAAATGGATTACAATTTCAATCCATTCGCAGATGATGTTGGAGTATTTATAGGACAATAATCAGAGAGGGCATAAGCCCTCTCTTTTTACGCGTAAAATCCTATTTGCGGTATAGTCTGCTAAACCAAAGTTTAGATAATACAAAGAAGAGCTTGAATTCCAAGTCTGACGCTAATTATACCCATAACAATAGGCACTATGTGGCGCATTTGAAGGCGGCTCTCAACGCTTTATGTTCCAATACATTTATTTATATGATGTACACTCCATAATAAATAACCCCGACATCTTGTGTACTGCTATTATTATTCCAAAGAAGTACAGTAAAATCTTTATTGACATTTCTTCCAATTGATATGCCCTTGCCGCCAGCATAAATTATAGGAAGCTGCATAATAATCTCTGCATCGCTTGGCAAAGAAAATGGAAAAGAGTATTCTCTATCGGAATTTCCAGTAACTGTTATTAATTCAGCCTTATGCAAGACAACAATATGATTTTTTACTAATGCATTAAGCTTAGTATTAATCTCGCTCTCAGTATAGTATCTATCATCATGGGTGTGAGGTTTCGGAGTTCTGGCATCCGACAGTCGGCTATCAGTGGTATTTACCTTAAAACTTAAACTCTGGTTTAATTCATCGTATTTGTCATTTAAAATCTTGCCTTGGCTTGCGTCCAATGCGCTACCAGTGGCAGCAGTCGTGAGGTTATTCACCAAATCCTTAAAAGCAAAGCTTTTCAAATCAGCGAACCACTTCTTAATTTTTCCGAAGCCGACCGACACTTTTTCGCCAGAAACGAGGTTTGCTCTAGTTGTTGTATCGTTAAAAGTAACTGTTGTATCGCTTATATTTCCGCCTTCTGCAACCGCTCCGATATTGGCAGGGGTTATGTTTACATTTCCTCTGCGATAATATACTTCTTTTGCACCTTTTACTCCTGTTACTGGTGTACCGGCAAGTACATCCCAATATCTATCAGTAGTTAAATACACGTTACTTCCAGCAGGAATTATATTGCCAGCCCCCTCTTTAAAATCAATGGTTGTGGTAAATTGGTCTGTTATATTATACATATCTCCGGAACTAGTGTCTGCTGTGCTCGGCAAGTCGGCAAAGCTGATTGTTCCAAGAGGTCTTAATGCCCCACTTAAGCTCTCAGATATTTCTTTAACTTGCTCTGCGTATTTTTGCGCTTCCGACTCGCTCTTTGCAGAGTTAGTCTCACTTGTCTTAGCATTGGTTTCAGAAGCCTTGGCTTTTGCTTCGCTTGCCTTAGCCTGACTTGCAAAAGTTGACGCACTGGTAGCAGAAGCCTTGGCATTAGTTTCACCGGTCTTTGCGTTAGCTGCGCTTGTAGATGCATTAGTCTCTGATTTCTTAGCATTAGTTTCACTGGCCTTAGAATTTGTTTCGCTTGTCTTAGCGTTACGTGCAGAGATAGACGCACTGTCCTCACTTGTCCTAGCATTGGTTTCAGAAGCCTTGGCTTTTGTTTCGCTTGCCTTAGCATTGTTTGCAGAAGTAGCTGATTCTTGAGCTTTGCTTGTGGCAAGTTCTGCCGATTTTTGAGCTTGTGAAGCAGAACTGCTTGCTGAGTTGGCTTTTTCTGTCGCAGTTTGTGCTGATTTTTGAGCCTGTGACACGGATTGAGCCATGCCGTCAAGGTAACTCTGAATAAGTCTTTGAATTTCAACGTCAAAATCCTCAACAGTTCCCATTCGCTTAACTATTCCGGGTGCGAAGCACATCCATATCTGCTGTTTTTTCGTGTCAGAGTCGGTCGATACCGCCCATTCTCCGGCTTTCATTTTTAAGGGGTCAAACTCCGCGTATGCCCCTCGTCTCATTTGAATTGCCATAAATTACGCCTCGCTTTCATCAATTATCTCCATTTGCCTAAAACGTGAAGTTGTAAATACAATTGTTTGTTTGTTTCTGCAGCAGCCGAGTTTATACAAAACCCCAACTCATTACTGCTCCATCTTGTAAAAAAAATAGAATACAACCCGCCGGCGCTACAAAACACAGTACCTGTAGTATGTAAGATACTTTTTATTCCGTCTGGCATATATACGCTTCCATAAGTATAATACAGACTACCATATTTAGAGCCAAACGAGACAGTCGCGGGAAAACTTCCCCACATTTCTATATATCCATCTGTCCACTGTCTCCAATACCAGCCGTTTTCATTGGTAAATGTTTTTGAGCCAAAAACAGTTTCAACCCCATTAAGAGTCAAATTGTTTGCGGTAATGTCAACGTTAGTTCCACTTACATTAACCGTTTCACCGTTTATGCTTGCAAAGCCACCGCCACAGCCCATACCGCTAGTATGTCCTCCAACGTTTGAAAAAAGGTTTGCTCCCTCTGGATTTACTGTAAGATTATTATCAATATCATTTCCACTGTAATTTCCGCTTATTTTTGTCCCTGTTTCCGCGTCTTGCGCCCAAAAACTTTGATTGAGTCCTGTGGACGGGTTGACAACATCAACATTGAAAGCTTTTGTAAATTCGCCGTATGCTCCTACAATTTTTGGGGAAATAACATACTCTTTTCCTATTTGCGTATAGCCAATATTGTCTTTTAATTCGTTTAACTTATCGTTTGTTGCAAAATCGGGTTGGTCTGAGATATTGTTCCACGAAATACTCACTCCGTCAGCGAGCGTAATGCCCTTGTTATCAAGCGTAATCAGAATTTTTCCTTTTGCGTCTTTGACATACTGCTTGCCGTTTGTGTTATTCTCACCGCCTAGAGTGAGCGTACCACCATGCGCCCAGTCAAAATTAATGCCGATGGCCGACATAATATTGAAAATAGCGTTTCCGTCTTTGTCAACTCCTGCTTTCCATGTTTTGCCGTAATCATTTGAAACCGCTAAGCCATTAGCCGTCATTTTCCACTGTATGTTGCTCGAATTAAGGTCGGCTTTATTATGCATAATGTAAATAATTGAGCCATCCTCTTGCACCTGTTCAGTCTTAAAGAGTCCGAGTGATTGAGACATTAGCTGTGTCAGCAATTGCATTTGCTTATCATATACACTTAGTTGTGTCTGTGCAACTTTCCTGGCCTGTACGACAGCCTTTGTCTCGTTACTGAATTTATCAGCACTATTCCTTGAAGCGTTTTCAGCGTCACACGAAATTTTAGTGCCACTTCCAACTGTAAATGTTCGGTTGGAAATAAAACAGCTATAGGTATTCTGCTTGCGGTCTGTCACAAGCGCCACATCTCCGCTCTCAATCAGTGGGTTTGACAAGAGCGTAGCGTCAAGAGGTCTAAACCTCATGCCACCGATTTTTTTGAAGATATAGTTTGCAATTGTTTGCGCCTTGTCTGCCGAAATAAACGGATTATCAGAGATTGAGACTGCATATCCCTCTTTTCCGGCAAGTACATTAACATCTTTTGTCTTGTCCTCTTTTGAGGTTACAGTTACCTTTACCCCGGTGATAACAACATCATCGGTCGCAACATTCAAGTCTTTTTGCGTGTAGATGTTGTGATAGTTTCTCGCTTCTGTAAATGTTCCACCATCAGCAGTATCTCCACTTGAATAGTCGGTGAAATTTCCACCATTCAGTGTATCTCCGTCAGAGTATGGTGTAGTTTTTGTGCTAAAAGTTCCGCCATTGTAATTTTGGCTCCCAAACTGGCTCATATCATACCAACCGATAAGCAATTCGCCATCGTGACCGCACTTGCCCCACAATCCGCTCAACTGTAAGATGTAAGCTATTACCTGTCCATATGTGAGTTTTTGATTATCGCTTGGTATCTCGTTAATCACGTAATCAGAGTTATCGAATCTCGCCATAGTAAAAGGTACATCACACTTAATACAAGCGTCTCTGACTACCTCATATGCTGTCGTAGGGTAGCTTAAATTGCTATCATACTCACGATTGAAATTATTAATATTGTCAAGGCAAGTAAGCGTTATGAGCGAGCCGTCATAGCTTGTTTCGCTGACTCTATATTCACCGATTTTTAGTTTTTCACTTGTGCCATCAGAAAAGCTTTTTGAAACATATGCTGTTACGCTTGCCTTATCAAAATCATACTTACTGTAATCTTCATAAATGTTATTCAGCTTAATTTTCAGTTTTCCGGCGACCAAAGCCCCAATTGTGAAAGTGCCATTGCTCGATGTTGAGTCATTGACTTCGAAGCCGTTCGCCCACAGTTCACTATCACTAATAGGGATTTTTTCACCGCTTGCCGTAACTATGTCAGCAAAGCAATTTACGTTTATATCATTATCGAGCATTACTGCCCTTTGCCATTTAGCCGATACGTTAAGCATTAAATCACCGCCTTATACTTCTATGAGGTCGAAACTCAATGTCTCATACCTCTTATTGTTGATAGTCCATATCTTGATAGGTGCGCTTCTATCACCTACATAGAATGTACGTGTTTCATCAGTGCCACTCATAGCGTCAGGATATGTTACTCTGATATATTCGGGGTTCACCATTTGAAGTATCTTTGCCGTCCTAGCTGTGTCTGTACCGCTCCATGACAATTTAAGCTGTCGTTTCTGCGCTATTCTGTTTTTATGCATTTGAGCGTCCTGCGTACGTCCACTATCGCTTGCAGACACATCAATCATGCCCCATTCAAAGCTTGACGGAGTAGGTAATTCCGCTCCGTCTACTAACATCATTGCCATACTGTTACCTCGTAAAAAGACACCCACGCAAGGGTGAGTGTCTTAACCAAATTCATTTGCTACAATATATCGTTGTCCGTGCTTTGCTTTGCCTACCTGTGTCATGCGATAGAGTGTTTCACTGTCGCATTTAAACACATTCTCAATGATAGGTGCAGAATTTCCACCGGTGTTATAGTTCATCAGTGCTTGAGCCATTCCCTCTAATACAGCATCTCTAATTCCGTCTGTAATCTGTTGATTGTTTGCGACTACGTTTCTACCATTTGAGAATTTACCGACTAACTCATTGTGATTGATGAAAGCCATGCCGTCCTCTCCCCTTGGGAAAATTCCGCCACTAGCAAGCCTTGGAATATGCACTTTTGGAACTAACGATACTCCGTTCCAATTTGCACCGGCCACCTTAGCAGCCATAGAAACAACTTTGTTAAATCCTCTTAATAAAGAGTTAATTCCACTGACAACAAAATTAACCCCATTCTCTATTTTTGAAATAACGTAGTTCATAGCCCCTGTGACACCGCCTCTTATTGAACTCCACACATAATTAAATGCGCTTGTAATTCCATTTTTCATAATATTAAAGCAGTTTGTGATAGGTGAAATAACATTGCCATTAAACCAGCTCGCCACCCCTTGCCAAGTAGATATAACAAAGTTCTTTGCTACGCTAAGTGCCGATGTTATGCCAGCTTTCAACATATTAAAAAAGTTTGAAATCGGTTGTATTACTGTACCGCTAAACCAACTTGCCACCCCTTGCCATGTTGAAAATACAAAATCTTTTGCTGTCTGTATCGTTGTCTGTATAAGCGTTTTTAAAAAATTAAACAGATTTGAAATTGGAGTAATTACATTATTATTAAACCAGCTTGAAGCTACTATCCAAATTGCTTGAATTATTATCCAAACACCTTGAAAAATCTGTTGTGCTCGTGTAGCAAAGCCTTTAAAAAAGCCAACTATCGGCTCAATTACTGTGGAACTAAACCATTTCGAAGCTCCTTGCCACACAGTTACTATGTCTTTCCATAGAGAACTGAAAAAGCCACTTATGGTTTTCCACATATCTTTAAAAAACGAAACTACAGGCTCAATGACATTTCCATTGAACCAATCGCCAACCGTTGAAAATAGTTCACAAATTGTGTTCCAATTATCTTTTACTAAAACAACGATTGTTGATACTGCCGCCACTATTGCTCCAACAATTACTGCTGGCAATGCTGCCACACCGGCTAATATTGCTCCGATTGTAGCTAATGCAACACCTATTACCATTAGAATCTCATTCACCCAACTAAATCCGTCTTTTAACATTTTGACAAAATTTACAATAGATAAAATTGTTCCGGCTATTGCCGAAAAAGCAGAACCAATTGTTGCTAATAGGTCTACTGCCCCTGTTCCGAATGCGGCTGTTATTGCATCACCCAAGCTTAAGCCACTAAATAATCCCTCTATGAGCAATCCAAGATTAGTTGACAATGAGGCGAAAATCGTTTTAAATGCTTGCATTATTGCCGTTCCAATGCCGGCTCCTTCTACAAGCTCAAATCCAATTTTTGAAGCTATTGCCTGTGCTATCGCTTTTGATAATGATTTTCCAATAAAAGCGAGTGCCACTGAACCTAATTTTAGCGAAATTATCTTTTTTATCAGCAATGTGCCAACTATTATCTCAACAGTTTTGATGTCCAAATTGCTTAAAAAGTCCGTAATTCCTTTTAGTACGTCTTTCCACGACACATTTTTAATTGCCGTGGTTAGCATGGTGTATATTCCTTGTACCCATGCGTTAATAGTTTTTGCTAGTAACGCAAAATCAAAATTCTCAAAAAATCCATTAATGCCGTTAGCAATCGACAAGCCAAAATTAGTCCAGTCGAATGTTGTACCGAATGAATTGAGAAAATGCAAAGCTGTGTTCAGTGAACCAGCTATTGTTGCACCCAAATCGTAAAAGAGTCTTGGGCTGATTAAGCCATTAAGGAAGTCTGCAAGTCCTTTTCCGAAATTGTCAGCTTTCTGATATATCTTCTTCCAATCAATGCTCTCCATAGCACTCGCAAGAGCGTCACCGATGTACTTTCCGAGTGAGTATAAATCTTTGATTGATGATTTGTATTTTTCAATCAATCCATCGGTCTTTTTCAGTGAGCTATCAACGCCACCGCCAGCTCCACCACCACCTGAACCACCACTGCCTGAACCGCCACCACTGCCACTATCGCTGTTATCGTCAAGTGCGTGTATCTCATCTATACTAAGCAGTGTCTTTTTCAGTTTTTGGGCTTTCTTATTAGAACTATCAGCGCTATCACCAATATCACCTACTCCGCCAGCTATGTCCTCCATGCCGTCAACAGTAGCACCGCCACCGCTTATCTCGATAGTCCATCCGAAGATTGCTCCGAGCGCGTCAGCTACAGTTCTTGTGAAGCTGATAACCTTGAGCATTACTTTACTTAAGGCTTGAACAAATGGCTTTAAAGCATTGATTATTACGCTACCTATGATACTGCCCCATGCTTGGAACTCTTGCTTAAGGACTCTTACACTATTCGCCCATGTCAATTTGTTATCGTAAAGGCTTTTTATCCTCTACTTCTTATAGTTTCCTATAAGTTCAGCGTACATTTTCAACCACAAAAATAAGACGCATTTCTACGTCTTATGGTTGTCGAGCACTCTTGGGAAGATTATATTTATTCACTTCCTACGCGTTACAGTGTCAATCAGCCTTTCGCTATCTGATTGATTACCTCGGTATTGACTTATTGACTTATCCATTTATATCCGTATGCTGTCCTGTCGGGTTTATCAACTACTTTGTGTATGGCTTTGTAATTGACCCCCAACGCTTTGCCAGCGTCAGATATTCTATCATACTCCTTGACTACTTTATTTGTTTTTATGTCAATTTGAGCTATTTTCCTACCCTTTTTTAGTTTAGTATACATGCTCAAATCTTTTATCGGAAAATCTTCTTTATAGACAAAAATATATCCATTGGCATTTTTATAACGATGTTTCAATGCCCCTATCAGTGTTGTCCTGTTTGTTCCTGTTTCGGTTGAAGCCTGTGCTATGCTATCAAATTCTTTGATATAATTGCCTTTTAGGTCACATTGAATAACTTTTCTCTGATTGATAGGTTTTGGCTTTACATATGTCTTAGCTCCATTAGCTTTATATTCATCTTCAAACATGAATTGATAGCCTTTACATGTCAGCATTTTGTTTTTGCAACATAATAATACATCAACATTACCAAAACCATATTTCTCGGCTTCCATCGCACTATCGTATCTTTCTATGAATGTTCCGTCTTTATCTAGCCTTACGACAGCTCTTGCGTTGTGTCCACCAACACCACCCTTATTCTCATTATATCCATCTCTGTATGTGTTATACAAAGATATATAAAATCTTTCAAGTCGCAATGCTTTCTGTGAACTATTGCATTTATCAATCACTTCCCATTCAAAGTTGTCCTTGCCATATTCTTTAATTGCTCTGTGAAATAAGCAATCCTCTTTTGGTGAACACCTTAAATGTTGTTGAACCCTAGCGTGATAGTTTACTGTTTGTCCGATATATAATTTTCCGTTTACTTTATTTGTAGCCTTATAGATATAATACGTTCTCATTAAATCACCTCAAACATATTATACCAAAGTATGTTGTTTAAATCAACTTAGTTTTCACCGACTTTGCTCGATTTTTCATCAGCATATTACTATGCTGCGCGACACATGAAACTAACGTTTCGTTTATCGGCTGTCTTGGCGAAGTCACCTTGCGCAGCTTGCGTATTTGCCATGACATAATTATATCTTAGCAATACTTTTTCAGCTTGCGTCATGGACTTGATATTTGCGTCAAGTCCGTTTTTCATAGCCCACTCTGAAAGTGTGGCTTGTGTTAAATCAAGTCCGTATCTCCTTAATGGTGCGATTGTTCCTGAAAAAATGGATTGTAAACTCTTTGCAACATCGGCTTGGTCTACATCATAGAACGAAGCCATGTCACCAGCTAACCTTGTGAGATTAAGCGACATATCAGCCATACTGTCTGTAGTCTTGTATAGCGTGTTATTTTGGCTCATAAGAGCTTTATTTGCCACTGCCGTACCATTTGCCACTTGCTCTGACGAAATGCCTATAGAAGTACCTAATGCTTGGAAACGGCTTGATATTTGCTTAACTGTCAGCTCTGACATTCCGAAGTCTTGAATTGATGTTTTTGTGAAATCATCAACCTTGCTTGCCATATCGCCAAACGTGGTATCTACTACGTTTTGAACCTCTGTTAATTGGCTTGCTAAATCAACTGCACCGCCTATTTTTCCTACAGCTCGCATAACCAACCAATAAGTTGCGTAAAACTTACCGATAGTTGAAGCCAAACCACTGAATCCGCTTCTTGTACTCTTAATTGATTTAGTTGTGTTTGAAAAGCCTGTTACAAGTGACCTACTAGCCGAGCCGACTTTTGAGCCTTGCTGTGACAGATTAGCAAGTGCATTAGTCATTTGAATAATGTTACTGTTGACTCTCGGTGCGCTAGATAATGTTGTCATTACCTCTTTCAAGGCACTGCCAAGGTTTCTGATGTTCTCCGCAGCATAACCGGCTGATTTTGAACCGAGCTTTGAGATTGAAGCTGTTAGCTGTGTAATCTCTGCTGATTGCTTTGATATGCTCGCAAAGCCCGACAATTCTGTTGCCATGCTCTTCAAAGCACTTGCCGAGCTGACAAGCCTTGCAGTATCAAGGTTGCCAAGCTTCTCCATGTTAGTCGCAATCTTGCTAAAGGTACGTGTGTCAATACTGCTCACACTTCTAAGTGATGCTGCAAGTTGTGACATTCCGCTCGCAAAATTGCTTATGCTTGCACCATTGAGGGAATTGAGAGTACTTCCAAGTCCTTGCAACTTGCTTTGTAAATTGCCTATGGCTTTAATCGCTTGTTGTGCGTCCGACTTGATTTGAAGCTCAATGCTCTCTGCCATTTTCTCACCTCCCTGTATGTAATAAAAAAGAGAGCCACCCTAAAGTAGCTCTCATGTATTTAGTCTTTGAGCAGATAGTATGTTGTAATCAATCCAACATAGCCATCTTGCTTAAGACCTCTATTCTTCTGAAATACTTTGACACATTTAGTGAGATAATCACTCCACTCCTTGTAATCAGTATCAAGTTTGTAAAAATGATACTTGTCGTGCAGAGTCTTTCTCAACCACTTAATAGCTGTCGGGCAGTTATGTTTCTGACCACTCCACAGATTATGATTTTTAGCAAATCTCTGTGAATTAACTCCGAATCTGCCATCTTCCTTAAGCTCGTCTGTGTCAAATCCGATGTTCATGGCATGTTGCCATTTCCTTACATCATTATTATTGAGGTAATATTCCTCATTGCCTTTCCAAGCATTATTCTTTGCCGGAGTTGCTATTGGTGCCGAACTATTCTCTATTCCATCACCCTTATTAAGCTCAATGTATAGTAAGTTAGCATCTGTGCTGTTATTCAGGCCGCTGCAGGTAAATGCGCTTGAATACTGCCAGCCATACAGAGGATGTTGAATAACAGGCTTCTTTGCGCTATTAGGCTCATCACCAATAGACATTCCTTTAGTTGACGGATAACGTGCTATCCAAAACGGACAATTAATCTGATTTGCGTATGGCGCAATGTACTGATTATAAAAGCTAAGCCCTGTGTATACACCAAAGTTAAGTCCGGCACTCTTGATAACACTCTGATATGCGTTGATAATGTCAATAAGCGTCTGTCCAAGCCCTTGTTGACATTTATCTTCAACATCTAACCAAACGAAAGTTTTTCTTCCGTTAAGTGTCTGAATGACCTTATTTGCGTCTGTCTTTGCCTTGTCTACTGTTGTAGCGTATGAGTAGTTGTAAACGCCTTGTATTGGCATTCCTACATCAGTACAGCCTTTCCAATTTTGCTCAAAGGTTTTATCCGGATTAAGGTCTTTGCGGATTATTTTAAGGATTGCAAATTGCACTCCGGCCCACTTAACCTTACTCCAATCAATATTTCCTTGATATGACGATACGTCAATTCCTTTATATGCCATATTTTCACCTCATTAATCAGGACTTTCAGGTAATCCTGATTGTCTTAATGCGTTAATTCGTTGCTTCATCTCATAAACGGCAATTTCCTCATTAGACTCCTTGTATTTAGGCTCGTTATCTTTTGAGTATTGCTCGCTTAATGATTTTTCAATGTATTTCGCTCTTGCTTTGTTGTTATTTAAAGCTCTGTCAATTGCTGTAAGAGTTGCGCTCAATCCGTATGTGCCCCACCAAGCCCACATATTGTTGTCGGCTTCTTTTTGTTCAAGCATATAAGCCTTTGAATAAGGCTCTAAATCAGCCGGACAAGACATATCTATGTCCTCAACGCTAAATCCATAGCCTTTAGTTACCAAGAGCCAATATGGGCGGATTTCGTTACAATATACTTCCCATGTAAGCTCTTTTACTTCTTGATTGGTTTCTTCTTGGCTGTCTGTACCTCTTTCGCCAGCATCTTTGATAAAAAACTGTTTTTCTCCATTTCAGCCGACAAATCGTTGTAGAGCGACATTATATCTCCACCCTCTTCATTCTCTGGGTCGAGATAATCGTCAAGCAAATCATACATCTTCGCTAATTGCTTCTCTTTTGCTTCTTTATCGTCAAAATCAAAGCCAAATTCGTCAGCGTGAAACTTTTGCAAGCCCACGAGCAAAAACTCCGGTAAAAATCCAAGCATGTTGTCAATGACTTCAAGTCCCTCGCCCTTTTGCTCCATTCCTACGAGCCTTGGGATAATTTTATTCTTATATACCGGTGCATATCCAAATTTAACTGTATACTCTTTTCCACTTAATTTAATTTTCATTTTATCTTTCCCTTTCTCCCTAATTTATATAGGGAAAGAGGCAGTATAAAACTGCCTCCATTACCTTACTATATTGTTTCTTCAAGTTCGCTGTCAGCCGTGCTATCATCATAGCCAACCGCTACGGCTTTTTTCGATTGGCTCATGATTTTTTTGTGAGTGTGATTGCTGTTGGATAGCCTTGGTCATCCTCTGTGACCGCAACATCGTAGTTATCCTCAATCCACTTAGGTACTGTCTGAACTGATACAGTCGCAGTTCCTGTTAAGTGGTCATCGGAAGCCTCACCTGGGGCGAATGACTCCTGACCGATAAAAGCACAGATACCTTCTGAACCTTTTCCGTCTGTGCCATAGAGAATGATGAAGTCAAGCTTCTTGCCCTCGTTAGTTACCATCTCATCCTTGTACTTTTTCTCAAAAGCTCCCTCAACTTCCATAGAACCGGCTGAACGTCTGCCCATTTCCTGTGTCTCTACTAAATCCTCAAGAGTTGAAGTATCTACCATGTTCTGTGAACCGAATGGTGAGGGAATTGTTTTAGCTCTGATTAAGAGCTTGTAAGTTCCAGCCCAGTAATCGCCACTTGTGGTGGATGCGGTTGGTGTCTTGTAAGCAATTCTACTTTTTAATCCTGTTGCCATTTCTAATCCTCCTTATTTTTCATAAAAAAATAAGAGCCAAAAGGCTCTTATAATCTATCATTCCAATCGAATGACCGCCTAGCACGTAATGTTGCAGTCCATAATTTGCCGTTTTTCCTAGCGAATGGGATTGTTGTCAGCTTGAATGACATAGCTTTGTATTCATTAGCCACTGTCTGTGCCACATTCAAGGCTTCTGAACGGCTTTTATTCGTTGTAACAATTACTTGTGCCGTAAATAACACTGTATTTATTCTTTCACACTCTAAATCCTCATTCTGTTCAATAGGTTCGAGTGCTTGAACTAGCACCGTTGGGAAGCTAGCCGTTGCGCTGTCCGACTGTTCCTCTTGTGTGAATTTTAGCTTGGGATATTTAGTTTTCAATTTTTTCTCACATCGGGTTTTTACAATTGCATATGTGAGGTTTTCAAGGTCGTAGACCCATTGATTTTGACTCGCCACTTTATCACCTCAACTAAAATTTTTCCGTGCCGTTTTCATAATGTCATTTTCCATTTTTAAAAATGCGTTATACATCGGCATTGTAGGTGTAATGCCGTATGAATGGTGTAATTCTCCACTTTCGTCTCTCCAATACCAACCCTCACTGTCAAATGCGTGTGTCTGCCCTGGAAAAGTTCCTTGACCGCCTCTTGTATCATTGAAGTGTGGCTTAGCTCTCCAGCCCGAGCCGTATTCAGCCATGAGCAAAGGCGATACATCAACCGTTTTGAGTCCGTCTGCTGTCTGCCATGTACTTTGTATCTGTCCTGTTTCTGTTGCAAGAATAATAGCTGTACATCCGTCCGTTGTATCTTTAATTTCGTAACTAAACGTGATATAGTGTCCGAAATTGCCTGTATTTGCTCGTGCTACATCAATGCCATTACTAGCAAGCTCTCCGACAAACGCAATGCACTTGTCCTGTAAGCGGTCTTTGTATCTTTCAAGCTTGCCTATCGCATCTTGTATAGATTTTTCTGTTAGGGAAATGTCAAGCTTCATAATTACACTTCTTTCACAACTGCTTTGAGCATGTATTTAACTGAATAGAGAGAGGGTTTTACTCCTACTATTGTAAAGTCTGCGGAAGTTGAATCAACTAATCCGTTTTCGTCCTTTGTAGGCTCGCTATCAAGCCAAATAACGTCACCTTTTTTAAAAGGGTATTCTCCTCTGTCTGTCAGCAAAGCAGCGTCAAAATCAGCCGTATTAAAGCCATATTCCTTGTTCTGTGCTTCTCCTCCGTCAAACGATATATTCGCCCGAAAATCAATTGGCTCCGAAAAGCCTGTTTCTTCGTGTGTGTAGTATATCTTCTCTCCGTCCTCCGTTTCGTAAAACTTTAGATTTCCGTCATCGTCTTTTTCATAGACTGTGACTGTTTGACCTTGAAGCGCGTATTTCATGGCCTGTTTATTAATGTCAAGCATTTTTCTTTATCTGCTTGTAAATCTGATTAACACCGGTGCTTGCCATGCCCGACACAATGCCAACTGCTATTGCATCAAGAATGTTGTCTGCCGGATAACCGGGAATTACAAACATCCCAATAATGCCGAGTACTCCACCGGCTACACCTACGATAATAGGAATAATATTATCTTTAACCTGTGGTATCTGCTTTGAAGCATATCCGATTAAATAAGTAATTACCATAATGGCAACTACTGTAGGTACTTGTGTAAAGTCCATCAGTTTTTTCCTCCTTTACCTAAATGGATTTCCTCAATCTCATTTTTCATTTTTGTCACCATGCCATTACCACCGAGTGCGTGGTATGCGTCATACATCTCGCAAAAATTCTGATACGCATATGAGGGAATTTCGCCAAGCTTCATATACTTATCATGGTATTCGATAAGCTGTACTCGTAAAAGTAGCATTGTACCTTTTCCGTTTGCTTGTCGTAGCTTCTTTTCCTCTTCAATGCGCTCGTTTCTTTCTTTTGTGTCTATCGCTTTTTGCTTTTTCTGCTCTTGTAAAAGCCAAACAATATAACCCAAAAGTGCTGTCAGGACAATTGGCAAGGCAATAATGTATGTCTGATAGATTAAATTATTCATCTTACAGCCTTTCATCTTTGGTAATTGGCACACCGCCCACCACCACTTAATGTGTACCGCCTGCTACCATGTTACCGACATCAGTAAAATGGTAACGCACAATCTTCTTATCTTTTTATATAATGCCCTATAGGCAAGATTTATAGCACTTTGACAAAAGGAAAAACTCCAACAAACAGCTTATCTCTGTCTTTCCATGTACGGCTCACTCCGCCCTCACTTAAAGCGCTCATGTAGTTCTCACCGGCTTGCGAATGGTCGTAGACAGCAAGATTGATAACGACATTTTCAAACTGCTTTAAGTCAGCAGTTATATCATCATCAGTGAAAGTGTCCGGATAACACCTTTTTGCTTTTACATCTTCCGTGGCCTGTTTAATGAGCTGTTCAATGAGTGGGTTATCTTCCTTTTTGTCGAATACAACCACATCAGATGTTGTTTCATCATCATTCGTGACTGTATCAATATGAAATTGTTTGAGTCTGATTTTGACTTGTTCTAATGTGGTGTATTCCATGCCAAGCTCCTTATAATCCAAACTTTTCAATTAACATTTTTTTCAAGTCGCTGCCATTTATTTCTGCGGCATTTTCAATACCATTTCCGCTCGCAAGCTTCTTTAGGTCGGCTGTTGACATTCTGTTAATTTCTGTCTTTGTGTATGGTGTTTCAGGTGGGTTCATAAAATCAGAAGGCACCGAATTGCTATTGCTTTCCGGTACCTCGTCTCCGACTTTATACCACACTCCATCATGCTTTATAGAGTGCGTTGCTATCATAAGCCTTAATCCTCCTTAACTTTGAGAACCATAACGCTATCCATACCCTCGAATGTAGGTAATCCAATCATAGATACGATACAGTGAGTATTGATAGGATGGTATGTAGCATATGTGTATACAGATACACCGGTCTCAACAAGTGAGAGGTTTCCGTCTGTGATACTTCCGCTTCTTTCCTCTGGAGTCTTACCGAATGTGTAATCGCCAAGGAATACTCCGGCAGACTGTGCAGATACAATGCCTGTTGGTACAAAGTACTGTGTTTGTCCTGTCTCATCAACATAGAGCTTATCGTATACTTCAATCTCGATACCATATCCTCTAAGGTATTCAGTAACCTGTCCTTGCTGTAATCTGATACCGCCATTGTAAGCAGTGATACCGAGTACCTGTTTCTTTGTGTCCTCTGCCTTAAGCACCATTTCCCAAGTCTCTGTATTCATGGTGAAACGTGTAAGTGAGTAGCCTGTAGCCTTTGCAAAGTCTCTACGAGCTGTGATAAGGTCATCGAGTGGTGCACATGTGGTAGGCTTATCCCATGCACTTGTGCCGGTAATTGACTTAAAGTGCTTTTCCTTATGCTCTGCGCCATTGTCGGCTGTGTAATCAACAACATAGTTCTTATCGCCAAGTACAACCTTTACCTTTGGTACACCATCTGTAGGTGCAAGTAACTGCCAAATCTGTCTCTCCGGTACAACTAATGCACCCTCAATTAACATCATTGGTTTCTTAGAGATTTCACGTAATACGTTATTGGCAAGGCTAGAGTTTTCAGAAGTTCTGTAATTGTCGTACTCCTGTTCCTCTTTCTCTGTTACCATATATCCCTCACGATAAAATGGCATTGAGTTCTGAATGTCAGAGAAGCCTCCAACATCTCTTAGCTCTGCCTGTGCATCAAAGTTTGAAGCTTTGAGCGATACCGGCAGTCCGTTCTTACCTTTGATAAATCTAAGGTCGAGTGAGTCCTGTTTGCGTGTTCCGAATTTTTGTCTGCCAAGATAAGGGGCAGTTCCTAATATCTTTTTGTAGTTATCCCACATTACACCGAGGCTTCTCGCTGTAAATGCTTCTGCTAATGGTAATGCCATGTTCTTCTACCTCCTTTTAGACCTGACTTGCTACAATCTTTGGTGCGCCATAGAAAGTAACTCTAGGTGTTGCAGTTCTAGCTTCATCTGCGATTGAAAGTGACTTAACTTTCTCCCAATCAATAGTTCCCTGATATACATATGTTCCAGGCGCGTCACCCATTGTTACATCTACATCGTGTAACAGATAGCCCTTGCACTCTGCGTCATTGCTTGGAAATGGTGTACCAGCCGGTACAATCTTCATTCCGTTTGTGTCTGCGCTTGTTACCATAGTCTGTGGTACAAGGCATGCTGCACCCTCATAAGGGAAAAATTTTAAAATTCCTTTACCCTGTGTAAAGTCTCTTACGATTGGTTTTCCCATCGTTCTACCTCCTGTTTTAAATTACATAGCTGTTTTGACTTTCAGCGTTTGCAACTGTACCGAATGAGATTTGTTCTGCATTTGCTACATCTGCCGGCTTTGAGTCGGGCTCATTATTGTTACCGCCATTGCTTGGATTCGGAGTATTGTTGAGTGCATTTTTCTCATACTCTGCGATTGCATTGGCTTTCATGTCGGAAATAATCTTGCCAAGTGATGTCGTGTCAAAAGAGCCATCCTCTTTTACTACTGTCTTTACCTGTTCTGCTGTAATTCCAAAATCTGACATAGCCTTCTCACGCAAGTCTCTGACAGCGTTATCTTTCTGTAGCTTGGCTATCTGCTGATTGGCTGTCTCTAAGGCTTTATTTGCCCTTTCAAGCTCCGTCATGTTGCCATTCTGTAGCTCATCAAGCTGTGTCTGTAGCTCGTCAGCTTTGTCGGCTTTAGCCTTATACTGATTGGCTTTCTCTTTCTCTCTTGCCATTTCCTCACCGCTCTTGTTAAGCAGATTTGTTATCTGCTCATCCGTTGCGTCCGGAAAAAGCTTCAAAACATCATTTCTTGTCATTTCAATTACCTCCGTAACTCACGCTTTTGTTATCGCGGGTCGCTCCCGCCGAGTTTTTCTGTTGTTTAACGCACAACTGCAAATTTTGTATAATAAAAAGCAACCTATAAGTTTTCCTTACAAGTTGCTCATTATTTGTAATATTTAAGACTGCATCTACACCCTGCTATTTCTTTTACCTGTGCCCCTAAAGAATGGTCTTTCGGAAACATCATAAGTGAGTTTCCAACTTCAAACGGCTTAAAAATATCAATTCTCTTTCTGTCAACATTCGCATGTGTAGGTCTGACATGTGAATCTTCTTTTGAGCGCCATTCTTTTGTTTTGTAACCTTGTTTCACCATATCGGTTTGCAATCTGTAATTGCCGACCGCATTAGCTTCATTCGCAGCTACATTTTTTGCTCGCTTCTGTGAAGTAAAATACTCTACTTCAGTATTTTGTGTGGTAGCGTCAACCACCTCATTCACAATGTACCGGGCATAATCCGTAATATATGAGGGTGTTCTCTTTGCTTTACAGTACTGTGTGGCAATGCTCTCATATCTGATGATAAATTCTTTGGTGATAGTGGTTATCTCTGTTTCTTCCTTGCCGGATAACAAGGTGAATAGCATAACAAAGATTTTTTCAAACTTTTCAGCAAGTTTTTTTCTATCTTCCTTTTCCTCGTCAGATAAATCCATCTCACCAAAATATGTTTCGTAATCTATGTCCTGTATTTCATTTTTGTTAAGTGCGTGGATTTCGTCTGCCATATCAAGCTCCAAAATAAATTGACAGCCAATTATTCATCGGCTGTCTTTCCATTGTTCTTATCATCGTTATTATTGTTAGGTGTAGCTGTTGTCGGCTGTTCTTCCGGGAATAACATTTCCATGCGCTTAGCACTTTCAAGAGTGACTTGTTCAGGGTCGCTAAACATGTCAATCGTCTTAACGGCTCTCTTGTAATTGATACCGCACCTAAGTAATATTTCAAGCACTTCTGCCTTAACAAGCATATTGTCAAGCTTATTGTGATTAATGTGTATTTCAACATCACTAGGCATAAGCGTAAAGCCCTTATTAATTCTCAGCCTGTTAAGAATAAGCCTAAGTGTCATTCTCTCCGATTTCTTAAGAATTGGCTCATTAATAGCCGTTCTAAGTCCGGCATCGTAATGTCCATTTCTCAATTCTACGGCTGAACCGGTGTCACCGCCTGTGTTGCCCTGACGATTTGCAAGCCCTTGAATACTTAAAAATCTTTCAAAAAGGTCAGTAAATACCACCTGTCCCTCTGTCTGATTAAGCTCGCTCGTCATTACATCAACATCAGCTTTATTGTCTGAACCATTGTTAGATTTAACTACCAATGCTCCCTCTTGTCGCATTTTTCTGAATGTATCTATATCAATCTCGCAATTAACAAATTTCACCCATGCAGACACAAACTGCTCGACTCCATTAATTCTGTCTGATGTAAGCACGTTAATAGCATCTGTGATTGCAATAGTCATTTCAATGTCAGATAATCGCCTTGCATTGTTTGGATATTCAATCACTGGGATTGCTCTGTTTCCGTTTATTCCACTTGCATAAATCTTGTCGTTGCGAATATCAAACCACTCATTGTCGGTGAACACATAGTATATGTTCGCTCCGTTCTCGTCCTCTCCGATTTGACAAGAGAATGCCGGACGTCCGTTTGAGTAGTACACAACAAACGTATACATTGGATTTTCAGACGATAAATAAAAATCGCTCTCATCAAGCAACTGCCCTTGTCCGTCATCATTACCGATGAATCTGTAGCCGGTACCGCATATGCTTCTCCAACGATGTATGTCTATGTCACACTCTTGTTTACTTTCAGAGTCCATTGTGATATTAAGCTGTGTGATTTCTTCTGACTTATGGTTATCAGTGCCACGCAGCACATATTGGATTGGCTCGGCACACATCTCTGCGGTTTTGCGCTCAACAAGCTCATACGCAAGATTTACAGCAATCTTGTTATTGATTTCCGGTCGGTTTACTTTCTGCCGATACAAAATCGGTTGGTCGCCACGATAGTATCTGTCAAGATACTCAATCTCAATAGCGTTTTGCTCATGAATCACAAGTGCTTTATTCAGTTCTTCGATTATGTTGTTTTTTGTGATTTGCCTTTTACGTGTGAAAATAACTTGTCTGCCGTAATTATTCTGACAGACAGCCGAAAAAGGTCTTACGTTTTTATGTGCATATCTATACATCAATAAAACCTCATGCCACTTGCAGAAGTTCTCTGTGGAACCTCTTTTATCTGAAATTCTTGTGTGCCAGCCCAAAACCATATCCATTTACGGCAGCGTGTACACATTACCTTATGGTGCTTCTTATCGTTTTTATTCACCCACGTTAGCAATTTACCGCAACGAGGGCACATTACACTTCGTTTTCCTGTTGGTACAATATTAATATTCTGATTATTCATGTTGTCCTCGTTTCACTAAAAATGGCACCCACAATCTGTGAGTGCCATTTCTAAAAGAGATTTTACACAATGAACGAATTACGATTTTTTCATAGTTATATTATAACTGTCAATTTTTTAAGTGTATATATGCAATGATATGCAAAACTATGCACACTACTGCACATTTTCAAGATATTCTTTTCCGTAAAGCCTTTCAAACTCTTGTAAGGCTCTGCCGTGGATTGTAAATATTTTTCTTATGCTCCAATTTGTAGCCTGTGCGATTTCTTCAAAAGTGTTTTGATTGACATATCTCATTGAGAGTACGTGATAGTAGTCGGTATTCTCCATACTATCAATTTGACCGATAATATGATTTCTTTTTCTCATAAATTCATCAACAAGTCTGTCTGTGTCTTTTTCCAAGTCTACAATTTTAGTTACTGTACTGCCTAATTTATCTTTATCAGATGAAACATCAACTGCCTCTTTGTCCGTTGAAATAGTAACGCTACATGCTATTGTCTTAAGTCGGTATATTTCAGACAGCTTGTTTTGTATCATTTTATCTAATCTGCTAATCTGATTTAAGTAAGTTTTTGTATTCATTAATAAAGTCCTCCTCTGAACGGATTGTGTACTGCTTCAACCTTTGCTATTCTACTGCCTTGCGTCATTCTTAATGCAAAGTTTGAAAAAACATCAGGAACATCATCAAGCTGTTTTTTGCCTGTTACTGAATATCGTTTCAGCAGTGATACCATTACTCCATAAGGCTCATTGGGCTTATAAAGTGATTGGTCTTTGAAAATAATATGTTGTAAAATCCAGTTAGAACACTGAAAAATACGTGCTTCCTTATTTGTCTCTGTCGGTACATCAGTGATGTTGCATATCCACCCTTTATTTTCAACTCGCTTATTGACTTCCATAGCCACTCTGTCACCGCCGGCATTACGCTCAAACTCGCATTCCTGTACTTGATTATTGACTAATGTGTTTGACGCATTTTCATACTGCATTTCATAGTCTGCCGTATTATCGCACACGCAATCAACACAGTAATAGTCCTCGCCATATTTTTGAAGTATTGGCATAACAAAATAGTCTGTGCCTTTTCCTTTTGTATCGCATTGAGCTGTGATAATTTCCGGCTCACCATGTGGCAGATTGAAGTATCTACGGATTTTATCATCGGGAAACAATAAACCCTCACGCTCGATAGGTTCCTGTTTATACAAGCATCGGTACGAGATTTCGTCCATGAGTAATTGTTGGTCAGCAAAAAACTCTTTCGTAAAACCGCCATACTCATAATCAAAATTGCTTTCCCCTGTCACCGGGTCTACATCGGGAACCGATATTGTTTTGACTCTTGGATTTCCGACATACATGTTTTGAATGCGTCCGATAACATCATGTACGCTCCAACGAGTGGCAATATGTATCTCTTTACACGGCTTTCCGTCCGTATCTTGTGTCTTACGTTGTCTTGCGTCTACTGCGTATTTATCCCACAACTTATCAAGTATTGTAGGATTTAAGGCTTCCTCAATTCCGCCTATCATATCATCAACTAACAAAAATTTACTTGCACGGACTTTTCCAGCATTCTTACTTCCGACAGAAGTACATTGTACTGACGGAAAAGGTTTGTATTTGCCAATATTGAATTGCTCCATTTTGGCATTCGTGCTTGTAACTGATAGATTAGGAAAAATGTCATGCCACGCATAATCATCATCATTGGTAACAATGTCGTATACTCCATCATAGTACATTCGTGTAATATCGCCACTGTGTGAATAAAATAGGCTGTAGTCTTTTGGAAACCAACCGGCAACCGCCGAATGAAAAAATTTCTCAATCGTACTCTTTCCGGCTCCAGGCACTAGGCTCACACACAATATGTCGTATTTATCATCAATCATGCCTTGCAGTGCGTCCACAAGTCCGATTTTGATTAGTTGTTTCCTACGTGGCATATAAAATCGGTCTTTAGGCTCACGCTTTTTCTCTATGTACTGAAAATAGCTGTCAACTATTTTGTTTTGGGCTTCAAGTAACAAAACCTCATATTTTTTGTTTATCAGCTCATATGTAGTCTTGTGGTCGAATGCGTATTTTTCCAAATCCCAAATCGTGCCACCTGTTTTAGCCGTGCAGAAGTCATCTATAAGCTCTTTTGCCCTCTTAGTGAGTTGTAGTCCATACTCAATATCCTTCTCGCCGTTTATGGCTACACTGCAAGCGTCTACATAGGCATTAATTACTTGCTCGTCTTTTCCTTTATCCTTTATGTAGTTTTCATATCCGTTTACTGTGGAAATAAGGCTCTGACTAGCCATAAGAAAAGCACCTCCACTTTTAAAAAGCAAAGGTGCTTATAGACCTCTGCCTATAATTGTTTTAGGGTAGCGACTAACTCCGTTTGTTAGCCGGTAATTGTTTTTATTCGTTTGCTTTGAAATTGTAAATCGGTTTAATAATGTCAACTATTTCAACAGTATCTTTTATATTTCCAATTATTTCATCCATTGTTTTATATGCCATAGGGCTTTCATCAATCGTAGATGTATTTACGGATGTTGTAAATATTCCATCCATTGCTTTTTGATACTCTTCTAGAAAAATGCTTTCTTTTGCTTTTGACCTGCTCATTGTTCGCCCTGCTCCATGCGGTGCTGAATAATTCCAATCTTCATTTCCTTTGCCAATTCCCAAAATGCAACCGTCACGCATGTTTATCGGTATTAGTACCTTTTCGCCTGTTTTTGCAGAAATAGCACCTTTACGAACAATATTTGTATCGTGTTCAATGTAGTTGTGAATTGTTTGAAATCGTTCTGTTTCTTTTGTAACTTTCCAACCCATATAGTAACAAATAATGCTCTGAATGGCTCTTCTGTTAATTTCCGCAAACTCTTGACATAATTTCATATCGTGCAAATACATTTCTCTATGTTTTCCAACAAGATATGATAACTCTCTAGGGATTTTAGTTGTATTTGCTTCGTAGGACTGCTTTAATTCTTTGATAGCCTTGCTGATTTCTCTTTCTCTTTTACATTTTTTGTATTCAGCAATCAATTTCTCACTATCTTGTTTAAAATTCGATTTTCCCGATATATCATCAATCGCCATTTGCTGATATATTTCTGCAACTTGCTTTCCGACATTTCTACTTCCCGAATGAATAACAAGATATTTATTATTCTTGCTATCGTTATCAACTTCGATAAAATGATTGCCGCCTCCCAGCGTGCCACAACTTCTTTTCAGCCAATTTATATTTTTCAACTGTTCCTTGCAATGCAATTTTTCAATAATATCACTTGCAACAGATAAGTTTTCTTCTTCATGAACTTTTCTACCACTTGGAACATATTTTCTAATGACGTTATCTAATCTCTCAAAATCAATATCAATATTCCCTTTTTGATTTCTGCACCGCACCTGTCGCAAGTGTACCATTCTTTTTCATGTTTCATATAATTCCCTCGCTTATAAATCAATTTTGCAAACATGTCCCATTCCGTTTATGTAATGTTTGTTTTCATCTAAATAATTTGTTGTTTCAAGCAAATATTCTTCACATTCTTTGAAATATTTACATTTATCACACTTGGTATATTCTTCAATATATTTTCGTGGTTTGTATTTTTCAAAGTCTTTGCACTCATAATCAAGTGATGTATCATTTCCTTTTTGACACTCATAAACCGGATATTCTTCGCCCTCTTCTTCATCGAAGTCATAATCTATATCGCAATATTTACAGATTGAGCAATCTTTTTCCATTCACATACCAACTTTCAAACCAATCCTAGCATATAAAGAATATCAAGCCCCGATATTCTCTCCGTTCCCTCTCTTGTGTGCATAAGAATTTCTTTTAGTTTTTCATTTTCTGCATCGCTGTATTTATTTCTATCATACGCTTCTGAAAAACAATAATATTTGCAATATCCGTATCCTGTGCCAAGCATAGTGCCGTAAATGTTCTTCCCGACAATATCGTAATATTTTGGCACTATTAAAATATCGTGTTTTTCATCTAGGGTACATTCCTTTTGTTCTGCTTCTAACTTTCTTTGAAGATATTTCAGAAAACTTTTTATATCTTCTTCCGTTTTAGAAATATATAAAATCGTTTCTTTCAATTCTCCACCAGCTTTCTAAGCACCATTTGTAAACATATTTCCAAAATGGAAATCATTTAGTGCTTTTTCTAATTCGTCTTTGTA